GGAAACACCTTGAAGATTATAGCCCCAAGGTAGTCATTATTGAACACAGCGGCTTAAAGGCCAACATCATTCAACGAGAGGGCGCAATCCACAAAAAAGATATTGATGGTTCAACTTCTTTTGTACCCATGAGAAAATTGGGGGAAGATAAGGGATACACGTTGTTGTGTGATACTGGAAATATGTTTTTTTTGAGAAATGATTTGATTGGGTGTTTTAGTGAGTGAGAAAACAAGCGAAATAATAAAAAAGAATATTTTCGAAAAGTTTTGCAAGATTGATAAACGAAACCGCACGCTAATGACACCTTTTGTTGTATCGGAAGAGAAGAAAACATTGTATTTTCATATCGCAAAAACTGGTGGTTCATCAATCACTCACTTATTACAGAGGAATGGCCTAAATGATAATATCTTGACCAACAAAAATGGTTCCTTCGAATCTAAGAAAAAATATTTTAAAAGATTGGTAGAAAATTGGGATGATTATTATAAATTTACATTTATTAGGAATAAGTATGATCAATTAATCTCTTTATACAACTATGATAGGCAATTATTAAGTGGCCTTAGTTTTGAAAAATTTGTGAAAAATCATTTGCAAAAGAGGTCTAGTTTATATCCACTCTATGACTATTGGATTGATCAACATTTTTTGACCACCGTAAATGATAAATCAATATTTGATTTTGTGGGATATTTTGAAAATTATGAAGATGATTTAAAATTTGTTTGTCATAATATTGGGATTAAATACGAAGATATAAGAAGCAACTTGGGCTCATATGACAGAAGCAAAAAATCTTCATACTACACTCCCGAATTAAAATTAATAGTTGATACCAAATTTTCAAAAGAAGTTGAATACTTTAAATGGGAGTTAAATTTATGAATGACATCGACGAAAAATTAGAAAAAGAAATTGAAAGTTTTCAAAATCTTTGGCGAGGAGGCACAACCCTTTCTCGTCAAGGGTGGGGCGTCTGCGCCCAAGACCGGCTGAGGTACGGAATAGATATAAATAAGATTTATGAAATCTGCATAGAACCGTTTGTGGGAGGGAAGACTACGGCATTGGATATAGGCACTAATGGTGGCGGGTGGTTGAAGAAAATGTTGAACGCGGAAGCTTTAATTGGTATCGATGTTTTAAGCGCGGAACATACAGGTTTTTGGAAAAACATGCCGGAACTTAATAAAATTAAATATTATCACGTTGATGATTTTAGTTGTGATTGTTTAAAAGAAAATAGTATTGATTATGTATTTTCCTATGATGTTTTTTGTCACATTTCGTACTCTGGTGCTGAACAATATTTAAAAAATTTATATGACAAACTAAAGAAAGGGACAAACTGCTTTATAATGATTGCGGATGCGGATAAATATAAAGATGAGCACGGCAAGGTTAAATTAACGAAATATGCTGGATTTAATGATTGGCAATCTTTCGTGGAGGATTACGATGGTCCCCCACACAGAGGCCGATGGTATCTTTATGGCACTGAGAGGTTTTGTGATCTTCTTAAAAAATATAATTATACTCTTGTAAACAAAGATGTCATAGGAGAATATAGTATTAATTGCCCCATTATACATTTTAGAAAAGATTAGGCGACCGCTGCTTGTCAATGAAAATATTGTTTATAGATCCGACCGTGAATTCACCGACATCAAATAAATACAAATATTATGATGGCGTGTTCGATCAGATAAAAGGGGCCAATCAAGTATATCATTGTAAAAATATATCGAAAGATATAAATGAGTTATACAACAGAATAGACTTTGAGCCTGATTGTGTAATTTTTGGATTAGGTTGGTTTGGAAATAGAAATTTTGGAAAAATTGAAAATTTAAATCTTCCAACGGTGTGTTTCTTGTTTAAGCCACAAAATGACTTAAAAGAGAAGTTAGAATTTTGTAAGATTAACAAAATCGATGTAATTGCGACGCCTGTTCCTTGTTTTGAAGATTATGAACAAATAACAAATATTAAAACGGAGCTATTCCCGTATGGGTTTAATCCAGAGGTATTCAAGCCCAGGAAGATAGAAAAGGAGTTTGACATCGGATTCAGCGGCGCCCTGCATCAGGGGACCTTTTACCCAAAAGACTCTTTTCAGGTGCCAAATTTACGAGTAAAAATCAGAGACCTGTTGGCCTCGATGGGAGACATGAAGGTTTTTTGGAATTCCAGTGACGACCCGAGAACGGCTTTTATTGATGATTATGAGGAATATGCCGTAACTATTAATCGTTCTAAAATTTGGATTGCCACTCAAGCTGCTTATGGAGATATAACACCAAGATTTTATGAGATTTTAGGATCTGGCACTTTATTGTTTTGCCAAAAAATACCAGAAACTTATAAATTTTTGTTGAAGGACGGTTATAATTGTGTAGAGTTTTCTAATGATCTTTCTGACTTCGAAAAAAAATTACGGTTTTATCTTGAACATCCCCGGGAAACGCAGAGGATTATTCAAAATGCTGTTGACTTTTTTCATGAAAACTGGACTTGGAATCACCGGGCCAAAGCATTAACTGATTTAGTTGAGGGGATTGAAAAATGAAAAGTGTTATGAAACACTATGGTCCTAAGTTTAATATGATACGGTCTCTTTTAAAAAAAGAAAATCCCGTCGTTGTGGAAATTGGAGCACACTACGGAGAAGACTCTTTAAGATTTTTAGAAACATTCAAGGATATAACACTTTATTGTTTTGAACCCGATCAACGAAATATTGATATTTTTAAAAAACACGTTAATGATGAGAGGGTTAAGCTGTTTGAGATTGCACTATCCAATACGGCAGGCACAGCATTATTTTATCAAAGTTATCAGGAACACAGAGCGGGAGAAGTTCCAGACAAGTATAATTGGATAAGTCAGAAAGATTATATAAATGGGGGCCTAAACAGTTCCGGTGCGTCATCTTTAAAGACGGGTTATGTCCATACTTTGGATAAACCATCAGAAGTAAAAACTGATCGATTCGACAGTTGGTATAAAGAAAACAATATGGACAAAATTGATTTTGTTTGGCTGGACGTTCAGGGCGCCGAGCGAGAGGTTATAGAGGGGATGGGACAAGAGATTAAAAATATAAAATATATTTGGGTAGAATACGGAGAAGGGTTTTATGAGGGTGCCATGAATAGAATCGAAACTGTATTACTTATGCGCGCCAAAGGTTTTCAGGAAGTGAACAAGTATTCAGATAATACCCCCCAGGGTGATATTTTGTTCTTGAATATACGATGAAAGAAAATTTACTAGATTTTATAGGGTATCATAAGAAGTGGCATGGAAATGTACAAGATTTTCGAAAACCATATGAGTTTAATCAAAATGATTATTTGATTGAAGAGATTTTTCGACGACTTGATATTGAAGATGGATTTTTTGTTGAGTTTGGAGCGTGGGATGGCATAGTCGGATCCAACACTAGAAAGCTTTTTCAACGTGGCTGGAGGGGAGTCTTAATAGAACCAGAAGAAAAAAGATTTACAGGCCTTCAAGAAAATTATGGCAACGAAGCCCGCGTTTCAATATTAAAATCGTTTATAGGAGTAGAAGATAACCTGTTTGATGAAGTGGTTGGTTACCACGTTGATGATAAAATAAACTTTTGTTCTATTGATATCGATGGTCTTGATCTTGAAGTGTTTGAGACAATTGAAAGGTTTTTGCCGGATGTTGTTTGCATTGAGGGGGGTCAAATGCTCAATCCGACCTTTAAAGACAGGCTACCGATAGAGACAGCCAAACAAAACATTCAACAGGGCCTCTATGTGATGAACGAGTCCTTTGAATCTCGTGGGTATAAATTATTATGTACATATCAAGATTCCTTTTTTATAAAAGAGGAGTATTATAATCTTTTCAATGTTAAGGAGGATATATTTGAACTTTACTTAGATGGTATTCTTGCCTACCCTCGCCTTCCCTGGATTAAACAAAGGCTTTTATCCGTAGGACTAAAAAATGAGGTCGTTGAAATAATATTGAAACAAACTTCTTTTTGTCATGGCCACGCCAATGAGAGAGAGAAAGTGCGGTGGGTAGATGAAAATTATTCGATTATATCTGAGGTGGTGGAAAAGATTCGGTCTTTGCGAATACGGCAAAGGGACACTGGGGGAATATTTTAGGTGAAAAAACATTTATCATACTGGGAAGATCAATTAGATATCGAACAATTTAAAAAACATTGTGGTGATTTTAAAGTTCCATTTAAGTGTGAGGTGAGAGAACATATAAAAGAGAGAGGGTATGAAAGTATATTGGATTGCGGCGCCGGCGTTTTTTCAGAATATTATGGGTTTAAGTACGATGGATACCATATTGAATATTCCGCTACAGAAATTACCCCCTCGTATGTTGAGTTCGGTCGCCTACGGGGAATAAATGTTATAGAATCTAATATAGAAAATATACCATTTGCTGACGAAAGTTTTGAATGTAGTATTTGCTTTGATGTGCTGAATCATCAAGTGGAATACGAGAAAGCCATAAAAGAGATGTTGAGGGTTACGAAAAAAGAGGTAATTATTTCTTTTTTTAAGCCCTTTATAGAAGAGGCCCGTGAAGGGAAGGATTATAGTGGAAATTATAAAATGGAATATTTTCCTCAAGGCGTTCGTGAACATCGGGTAATCAACGAGGATAATCAAACCACCTGTTTATACACTTTTTTCAATAAAGCAAAGTTTGTGAATTTTTTAAAAAGTTTAAATGTGGTGTGGGGGTTCAAAAAAGGACCAGCCCACAGAAATATTTTATTTTTGGAGAAAATATAACAATATGATAAATCTTGAAAGTATCAAAATAGAAAAAGATGATATTGTTATAGATTGTGGAGCAAACGTTGGAGCCGTTACTGATTTTTTTTATGAAAGGGGCGCACGCATTTTTGCCTTTGAGCCAAATATACATGCTTATAACATATTAAATAATAAATACCAAAACAGTCCAACTGTGACTTGTTATAATAAGGCAGTAGCGGAATCTGCTCTGTGTGGTAAGATGAAATTATATTTGCATGAACACGCAAGCACCAATCAAATAATATACTCTACTGGCTCTTCTCTTGTACCCGATAAGGTTAATGTAAATGAAGAGGAATATTTGACCGTCGAGGTGATTTCCTTGTGTGACTTCATTAAATCGCTGAAGGAGCCGGTTAGGGTGTTGAAGGTAGATATTGAAGGAGCAGAGATTGCACTGCTGAACGAGATGATAGATCGGGATATGGCTAGAAACATTCCTTACATATTTGTAGAAACGCACGAGAAGAAAATACCGTCAATTGTCTCGGCAACGGAACAGCTGCGTCAGCGCATAATAGAAAAAAGGCTTTTTAATATTAACTTAAACTGGATTTAGTTCAATGGTGGTTGTAAAACTTACAAATGGGTTTGGCAATAATCTTTTTCAATTTGTTGCGGCAAAGCAATTATCTAAATATCACGATCAAGAGTTGGTGGTCCTTTGTGCAGAAGAGTATTACGCCAAAAGTGATTTACAAGACTTGGGGATATTATCATCTGTAACTCACCCTTCCTTGCCGGGAGCACACAGTGTAAGTGAAAATAATTATTTACATTGTTTTTCTGATGATTTTAAAGATGATAATTTTATAGTTAATGGATATTTTGAAGATTATAGATATTATATTAACAATCTGGATGAAATAAAAAAATGGTTTCCTAAGATAGAAAAGAGACAAGACAATGATTTAGTGTTACATTTTCGTGCGGGCGATAGGTTGCTTTATAAGAGCACCTTTGAACACAGAACACTTCCGCAAAGATATTTAGCCGCCATCCAGGAATTTGAATTTGATAATCTTCACGTTGTTACAGATATGCCAAAATGGGATTATATTACCGTTAAGGAGCTAGAAAATTTGACGTTTCATGTCGGCGTCGCACCGGACAGGAGGGTAGAGGCCCACCGCTCGGTAGATTATTTTAATTCTTTTATTGATGTTTTGTCAAAATATAACCCCACCTTTAAGAAGAGAACAATAGCGGAAGATTTTAACTTTATAAGATCTTTTGATAATATTCTCTTTGAGCACGGCACTATGGGGTGGTGGGCTTCTGTGTTGAGTGAAGCTTCAAGGGTGGCCGTTTATGGCCCGTGGCGGTCTTGGAAGGGTAAGACAAACAAAAACTTGAGTCAGGTTGAATTAGAGGGGTGGTTCCAGTGGGAGTAAAATTATTAGTTACCGGTGGATCTGGAATGGTTGGTTCAGCTATGAAAAGAGTTGCGCCACACGCCGAATACCCAGATAGATCTTATTTGGGTTTAATATTATCGCCGCCCTGGCGTGATACCCATTTAAAGAATAAAAATATAATTCACCTTGCGGCGAAGGTGGGGGGGATACAGGCTAACCTGAATAGCGTGGGTGATTTTTATTTTGAAAACCACAAGCTAAACCAACGCCTTTTGGAATCAGCCAAGCTCGCAGGGTCCAAAAAATTAATTTCTCTTTTATCAACTTGTATATACCCAGACGCCCAATATATAAATTATCCGCTTACCGAAGATCAGCTTCATCTGGGTCCCCCTCACTATTCTAATTTTGGATATGCGTATGCCAAGAGGATGGTTGATGTGATGTCTCGTGCGTATCGACAGCAATATGGTTGTAACTTTATTACAGCAATACCAAATAACCTTTATGGTGAAAATGATAATTTTGATTTGGAAGATAGTCATGTTATTCCTGCTCTTATGCGTAAGATATGGGAGGCAAAATTAAATAACAAACCAGAAGTGGAATGTTGGGGCGATGGATCTCCATTGAGGGAATTTACCTATTCAGAAGATATAGCAAATATTTTGTTGTTTTTGTTAGAAAACTATGATGAAGAGGGGCCAATCAATATTGGCAACACAGAGGAGATATCGATCAAGAACATTGTTACAATTTTGTGTGACTATCTGGAATATGACGGTTTGGTGGTTTGGAATACAGATAAGCCATCGGGACAGTTTAGAAAGCCGAGCAATAATCAAAAGTTGTTGAATCTTGGTTGGAAGGAGGAATGGTATACTCCTTTAAGAAATGGCTTAAAAAAAACTTGTGAATGGTTTAAAATTAGCTATCCAAGCGTTAGAGGGGTAAATTGAAAACAGCGTTAATTTCAGGCATCACTGGCCAAGATGGTTCTTATTTGGCCGAGCTATTACTTGATAAGGGATATCGCGTCGTCGGCCTTAAACGAAGAACCTCTCTTATTTGCACTGAGCGGATTGATGAGATATATGAGAATTCGAACTTTAGTTTGGAATATTTTGATTTGAATGATGTAGGTTGTATGTATCGACTTCTCAACAAGTACCAGCCAGATGAGTTTTATAATTTAGCTGCTCAATCTCATGTTCGCGTATCCTTTGATGTTCCCGAAGATACTGTTGAGGGGATAGCGATGGGCACGCTGCGTCTTTTAAACGCGATTAAAGAAGTTAGTCCTCATACTAGGTTTTATCAAGCCTCATCATCAGAGATGTTCGGAGCCAACCCGGAACACCCCCAAAACGAATGGACGAGATTTATGCCGGCCTCTCCATATGCGTGTGCTAAGGTGTTTGCTCACAACCTTGTAAAAAATTATAGAGAATCTTATGGATTATTTGCGTGCTCGGGAATTCTTTTTAACCATGAATCTCCTCGCCGCGGAGAAACTTTTGTTACGAGAAAAATCACATTGGCAGCTGCTCATATAGGATATTTACAGCAAGATAAGCTTTATCTGGGCAATTTGGATTCTAAAAGAGATTGGGGGTTTGCTGGTGATTATGTGGAGGCGATGTGGTTGATGCTTCAGCAGGAAGAACCAGATGATTTCGTAATTGCGACAGGACAAACGCACACTGTCCGAGACTTTTTAGAATTAGTGTTTGAGGTGGCGAGTCTTGGGGATCCATATAAATATGTGGAAATTGACTCAAGGCTGTTTAGGCCTCAAGAGGTTCCACTTCTTTTGGGTGATTATAGCAAAGCGAAAGAAAAGTTGGGCTGGGAGCCAAAAACAGATCTAAGGCAGTTGGCTGAAATGATGTATTTGTCAGATTTAACAATAGTGGGTAGAAAATTAAGGGTAGAGGGAGTATTTAAATGAGTAAAAAAATCTTGGTAACGGGCCACAAAGGATACATTGGATCTGGTTTGTTCGCGGAACTTCTTAAGCTCGGACACGATGTTCGCGGCATCGATTTAAAGGAGGGCCAAAATATTATTTATGATTTAAAAGACTTTAAGGGCTTTAAACCAGAATATATTTTTCACCTCGCGGCAATCCCAAGAGTCCCATACAGCATGGAGTTCCCAGAAGAAGTTTTAGAAAACAACATCCTTTCAACAATAAGAATATTAGAATATGCAAGAAGGTCTGGCACCAAGAGGGTGATATATTCTAGCTCATCCTCGGTTGTTGGTAATGGTAATGGTCCAACAAATCCCTATGGTGCGTCAAAGTTGGTTCCTGAGATACTTTGTAAAAACTATACTGATGTGTACGGCCTAGACACTGTGTCTCTTCGATATTTTAATGTTTATTCAGAAGATCAGACGGTTGATGGTCCCTATGCTACAGCGATAGCAAACTTTATGCATTGTATTAGAGAAGGGAAGAAGCCATTTATTACTGGAAATGGTGAGCAACGTCGGGATATGGTTCATGTTTCTGATGTCGTATCTGCTAATATTTTTTGTATGAATAACAATACGAACTTTGGTGGAGAGTGGTTTGATGTGGCCACCGGGTCTAATATTTCTTTAAATGAAATTGCTGAAATTGTAACGCAACACCACTCACAAGTTGTTTTTGATAGAATTGCTGATCGCCCCGGAGAAGTTAGAGTAACAAGGGCAAATATAAAACCATTAAAAAAACTTGGGTGGTCTGCTACAATAGATATTATTAGTGGTATCCATAGCTGTTTCAGTCAGCTGGAGAGAAACTAGGAAGTAAATGAATATTGGAATTGTTGGGCGTGGGTTTGTGGGTGATGCCATCCACGAAGGGTTCTGCGGCTTTTTTAACATAGAAACATATGATAAATATGTTGCAAACAAATCTACGTGTAAATCACTAGAGGAGTTGTGTGAGAAAACAGAAATATTATTTGTATGTTTACCAACTCCAATGAATCAGGATGGGTCATGTAATTTTTCAATTGTCGAGGAAACTGTAAGAAAGATCAACGATTGCACAGATGGCCGACACACCACTGTTATTAAATCCACGGTCCCGCCAGGGACAACAGAGAGTTTTAATAAAAAGTATGAGAAGATTAACGCAGTCTTTAATCCTGAGTTCTTAACAGAGGCAAACTATATTGATGATTTTAAGAATCAGAGTAGAATTATTATAGGAGGCCCACGGCCCTATTCCACTAAAATTAAGAATCTTTATGAGAAGGTTTTTAAAAACGTGCCCATCATAAAGACTCATTCAACAATAGCTGAAATGGTCAAATATACGGCAAATTGTTTTTTAGCAACAAAGGTATCGTTTGCTAACGAAATGAAACAGATTTGTGAAAAAATCGAAATTGATTATGACAAGGTTATTGAATACGCCACCTATGATGAAAGACTGGGAACTTCTCACTGGAAGGTTCCTGGCCCGGATGGCAAACTGGGATTTGGAGGGTCATGTTTTCCAAAAGATATTAATGCTTTGATGTATTTTGCGAAAGCTGTGGACGTTAATTCAGATGTACTAAATGCTACGTGGGCCACCAATTTAAGAGTTCGACCCGAGCGTGATTGGGAAAAGCTTGTAGGTCGTGCTGTGAACAAAGACAACTAAGGGAGAATAATATGAAACTTTCAGATCAAGCGCTTGGCGCTGTAATGCTTGCGCTACAAAAGAGTATATTGGAACAATCCGACATTGTTCCCGTATTAAAGAATTTTGATTTCGTGGTTACGGGGTCCGATCAATCAGAGTTGGTTGTTACAAATCCACCAACCGTAAAATTTGATCACAACCCTCTTGAAGCTCAAGATGCCTAGATACGTTTATTATTGTGATTCTTGTGAGAAGGTATTTGAGCAGGCTCATTCAATTAAAATTAAGTTAGAGGATTGTCATTTGTGTGGCACACAAGATTCGCTTAAGCGCCTGCCGTCTATAACCAGGATTATAAAAACTGAGCAGAAGGATACGCAGAAACCTGGACAAATTGTCAAGAAACACATCGAAGACGCAAAGCGAGATATAAAACGTGAGCGGGAAGAGAGATTAGTTGAGTACAAGCCATGATTTTATCAATAATAATTTTATCCTTATTGCTTGTACTTTCGATTACGCTTAACGCCCTTTCAATCTGGTATAACAGGCAAGCCGTAAACAGCTTGCTTTTTGTATCCGATAATATTGGAGATATAGTAGGGTTGATAAGAGAATACCATGAACACCTTGAAAGCCTTTACGAGATGGAGATGTTTTATGGAGATTCAACCCTAAAGGGCCTCATGGATCATACAAGCTTTATACTTGAAGAAGTAAAGATTTTTGAAGATATTTACGGCCTTACCCGTGAAGAAGAGGAGGAGGAAATGGATGGCGGAAACCAACCCCCCCAAGAAGCGTAAACGAAGAAAGAAAAAGAAGAATTATTATTTTACAGAAGTGCATGAAAAAGCAATTCTTGATTATTGTGCTTCGACAGACATGAAGGTTCGAACAGAGCTTTATGTAGAATATATCCAACCAGCATTCAATGAGATGGTGGATAAGATTGCTTATACATATAAGTTTACATCGCTCCCCAACATCGATGTTTTAAAAGATGATTGTAAGATTTGGTTAACCACCATCTTGGATAAATTCGATCCAACGAAGGGCTCGAAGGCTTTTAGTTATTTTAGTGTTATAACTAAAAATTGGTTTATTCACAAAGTAAAAAGAAATAAGTTTCACAATGAACGGGAAGTTCAATATGACGAGGTCTTCAAGGGTGCCGAAGATCCTCGCATGATTACCCATCATCAATATATTTACCACCGTGAAACAAGAGAATTTTGGGAAAATTTTTTCATAGAAGTTGAGACATGGGACAAGGACCTGTTGAAGGAGAATGAACAAAAAGTATTAAAAGCAGTAAAGATACTATTCGAGAGTTCTGACAATATCGAAATTTTCAATAAGAAAGCTATTTATCTATACTTGCGAGAACTAACAGATTTAAATACAAAACAGGTTGTTAACAATCTCAATAAGCTGCGCATAAAGTATAGGGTTTTTAAGAAAAAATGGGACGCGGGAAAAATCTAGAAGATTTCATTAATGAATCTATTAAAAATATAAGGCACGACCGAGATACAGTAAAATATCTTCTTACCGATCTTCTTGCTGAAATTCAAAAGTCTGGGCACACCCATAAAGAGATTGGCATGATTGCTGCCAAATATGTTGAGACCCTCCAGCGCTCCAATGAACAACTTGTTAAGTTAACTGCATTAATCCAGAAAGGTTCTAAGGATTCGGATGATCTGACAGAAGAAGATAAAAAAGAATTGTTTGACCTGATTAATTCGGGAGACAACAATGGTTGACAGGAAAGACCCGAGCTATTACCCACCTGGGGTTCTTAACGATAACTCAAAGCCCTTTAGTGATAAGCTGATTTTCGATATAACGACTGAGTCGCTAGACTCAGCTGCCCGCAAGATGGCCAAGCAGGGCCTCAAAAGACAATTTAAAGCTAGTAGCTCCGGTGTAATGTATGCGGTAGTTCTACGTGTTGAGGGATACCAAGCACGAGGGAACTTTGATGGTACGAAGTCGGCGATGGGGACCATCACAACGGGAAAACAAGCAGATGCGGACTTGGTGGTGGTCCGAGCAATGATTCCTTTCCTCCACTCTCATATTCCTACGCCTTCCCGTTGGGGCGACGAGGGAGGCCGCCTCGACATGCACCAGTGGCTAATAGGCTTATATCCGGCATTTGTCGCCAAAGATGAGAGTCTTCCTGTTGCTCCGTGTGGGTCAATTATTCGGGTTAGTTTTGGAAATATTGAGAATGAGTCTGACCCAGCATATGAAGGTGTTGTATCTCTGGCTGCGTATGCTGGCGGCACTTCCACTCCGAAGACAGCGAAGGAATCGTTTGATCAGGGGCAGGGAAGAACCATGGAAGAACTCAAGGAAGACATGAAAAGGGCCATCGCCTGCTCTACAATTAACAAAACAATTACCGAAGAAACGGAGATGGATGAGTATGACGCTGGTGCCACCCCCTCTGGGATGTCCGACGTTATGGTTGAGAACTTATACTGGAGCCAGACAGATGCGGCACCCGATTATCCATCCGACCCAAAAAAAGCGACCAAACTTCGTAAGAAACAACGCGCATTTCTTTACAAAAAGTGTGTCGCTCGCACGAAAAAGGATATTTGTGCTGATGTATCAGATGTCCCCGGCTGGGGCATGGGTGGCTATAGGGGGAAGAATTGCAGCGGCCAAGGAATGTCAGAAAAGGGCTTCTTAAATATTAAATGTCGCTGCCCCGTGGTTTTTCGAATGGGCGCCGCTTCATATAGTTCCGCGGGTGGGATTAAAAAAGGGATTAACATGCCAAAACACGGTGAGGTTCGCCCCGTTGAAGACATAAGGGGGATTGTTCTTCACGATAGTGCTGTTGCTTGGGCGAAAACCTATAAGGGAAGAAAGACTGCCAAATTTATACCCCGCGATCAAGAAGACATATTCAAAGTAAGACCGTGGGAGTTTGTTTCGGGCCTTCATAGAACTTGGAATGGCTTAACTGGCAAGGGCAAAGGTCTCAGCACACATTTTATTGTAACTGGCCCGCTACTTAAAGGAAATGCCTTCACTGGCTTCGCAGGTCGAGGGGGTGTGGATAGAACAGAGGTCCAGCACGTTCTTGATACTGATCTGGTGGGTTTTCATGGCGGGTGGACAAACGACACATCGATAGGGATTGACTTGGCCCACAATCCAACTTCAAAGGGGTGGTCCGACAGTGGCGAACCGTATGGGGTCTATATTCCGGACATGTGGGGCGGGGTTTCCCACTTGCCAAGTTATGGTCAATTGAGGCGAATGTATGAATTGGTAGACGCCTTGGTGGAGGGCCACTCATATATAAAAGTTTTGAAGACGAAGGGGGTGAAGGATGGTGACTGGAGCTACCTTTTTCCATTTTCAATGGCCCGCCCGACAAAAAAAGACCCCGACGACCCCGAGGGAAAAAGACGTATTGAAACCGATGGCCCAATAAAATTCCGGAAAGGGAAACTTACACCACCACCGCCGGAAGAAGAGGTAATGGCGGCAAGATCAAAAAAGGGTCTCGGCAAAACAAAGCCCCAGTTCACGGAAGCACAGCCTATACAGGTCGAAGGCGAAGACTACAAAAAAAAACTAGCTCAGTGGGCCGCGAGAGGCAAGGCTGTGGAAGAGAAGATCGCGGCGTGGAACAAGGTGCGAGCCACGGTCCACTTGCCCTATAATAAGGTCGAGGGGCAGAGAATAATAAAAGCGCGCAGCGGCACTCGCGCCTTTGAGGGCATCAGCGCCCACTCGCGCTGGAATCATGGAGATGGGATTGCTCAGGAATATTTTATATTGGCTAGATACCTGGGGGGGTATAAATATGAGGAGGCTTACTATGCCCTGGTTGGTGCCTTCAAGCCAAAACACGATCTTTGGCTGGCTCTCCCAACAAAGAAGAACAAGACTGCCCTCGTCGCCCACGGTAAACAGATGGTAAGAAACACCTTGGCCCATTTTGTAAAAACAGATCCAAAACGATATCGAAGCATGATTCGATTTATGCCCCCCAGCGCCAGCCGAGGGATTGAGGCTGATGTTATTTCGTGGGAAAATGTTGTTGCGCAGTGGAGGAGGGAGCAGTTCAGCGCAGACCCCCAGATTTATCACTTTGCGTTTGTTGGACGCGTCGGTGTTCCAGAAGCGAGGATTACCGCCCTTGAGAATAAAATATTAAATGCATTGAAGCCCCCTCGTGGCGCACCGACACAATACCGGGTTTTTGCGTTGTGTTACAACCCCAATATAGCTGCCACAAATGAATTTCATGATCGGTATGAAAAAAAGATTCTGCCAAGTTTACTTAGCTCCGGGGTAATGAACAAGGAAGAGGACATTTTTTTGACGTTCTCAGCCACACCCAAGGGAAAAAGTTTTAATATCAAGCTTACCTCCAAGACATCGCTTCCCACCGGAGATTCTACTGTTCTTAGCATTTTGAGCGCCTTGGAGACCAGAGAGGTGTCTTTAAAGTCGGCTGAAAAATTCTTAAAGAAGTTTACGAAGGCGCTCACAAAGCTATCAGCAAAGATGGGGTAGGGATGTACGTGGACTGGTTTAAATAATAATATTATGGGCATAACAAGATCAAAAATATTTAGAAAATTAGATTATTTCGCGGACAAAAATAACCGCGCAATCGCCGGCGGCCTAAAGGACACAACTCACGGAAGAGAAAAGTTTTTTATACCCAAGCCGCGACTTCCAAAGTGTGATGGACACTACGAATATGGGAAAGCCTCTGCAAATGTCCGTATATTTTCAGGTATGGATCGCCATGGTAGCTGTGGTTCCGGGAAAGGTGGCCGTGGAGATACTCACGCAAGCGCATTTCGTATTATTGTTGGGCACATGGGAGCAGACGCAGCTTCTGTTAATTCCGAAGGTGAACCAATTGCTGGTCACCCAAGTCACACCTATGATGCTGCCACAATATATGTGAGCCAGAAAACTGATGTTGATACAGAGTTTTTGTTAACCAAGGGAAAGATGCCGCTATCGCTTAACAGATCGGCAATAGCCCTAAAGGCAGATGGAATCAGAATAATTGCGAGAGAAGGAATAAAATTAATAACGGGCGCCGATGAGACAAACTCACAGGGAACCAAGGTGAATTCTGGTGCCTTTGGCATTGATCTTATTGCAAACAATGAGGGATCAGGGTTACAGCCACTGGTGAAGGGGCATAATCTGGTGAAAGCGCTAGATAGAATGCGAGGGCACATTGACGAACTTGGGGGTATTGTTGGCTCATTTTTGGCAGCACAAATGATATTGAATACCTTTATTCAGGGCCACCATCATGTTTCATTCGTCGCCGGCCCCACAAGTCCCGACCCACTCACTCTTCAAGTTGCTGTCCCAGCGGCCAATATTGACTTGGCTACAAAATGTTTAAGTGGCTTGTTCATGCATAAAATAAATTCTGTATTGCTTTCACTAAGTTATTTAAGTCCCATTGGCCCCGGCTACATTTGTAGTATGAATAACAACACTAATTAAAGATAGGTAAAGAATGCCATATACAAAACAACAACTATTAAGCAACGCTGAAGCACAGATAAATTATCACCGCCGCCCTGTAAACTGGGAAGGTTCTTCCGCTACACACTGGGTATCGATTTCTATCGCCGAGCTGCCAGATGATACCCTGTTCGATTACACAGAGAACGAGGAATTGATTTCGTTGGGGGAGTCGTGTCCTCCTTTATATTCAGAATTACCGTATAGGCCTGGAGCAGAAATTATTAGTGGCCTTAACCACAAAACTCTTATTGTTGTTGAAGAGGAGCGAGTGGGCCGAGGAGGTGAGTGGCATTTTGTTTCTGTGGTTGACACAAATTCAGATGTTAATGGGCTTGTGGGGTATATTTCTCGAAGTGCCACTACTACTTTTGGCCTTCCCACCCCCGAATCAAACGATATGGTGTTCGACACCTGTATCGAAACTGTTGCTACAAAGATTGATAGTTTTTGTAGCCTGACCTCCCCTCAGTGGTACGAGACATCCGAGCCCTATTTTGATTCTACCTCCTGTGAATACTTTGTTTCGATAACAACCACACATGGTGAAACGGGTGGAGATGCCCTTCAATCAAGGATGGATGATCAAATCCCTATTGGCGTCAAGGCCCTTTTGGAGTATTACGGAAAACCAAGCAAAGATTCGACGATAAATCGACTATTGAATAGATTTAAGTTCGCCAAGGCATCAAGCTGGTGGATGGACCCAGCGTCTAGCGATTCACGACTAAAGGTTCTTGTTTCAGTTCACGCAAAATACTTTGATGCAATAGCGGAAGAAGAATTTGATGTTCCATCATCGGCAAAGAATATTTTTATTCAGGCTAGAACTTTCGAAATGCAAATAAATGCAATAACTGACCTTTTTAAGAGGTACGCGAAGTCCTATACCTGGAAGAGCCAGCCCGGATCATGGGCGGGACCCGCACCAGAATATGGGACGTTTGATCTCAATCAGGAAGCAACAAATTTACAACTCTTTTTATCAAACTTCAAAAGACTATTGACGTTGAATGCCCTGGCCTTAAACCCAGATTCCAATGATAGCTATGAAATTGCAGTCGATGAAGAGTTTAATATAAGATACATATTGGCCAATAGTACAAGTTTGGGGCCAAAGTATCTTACGGTTGGGATGTCCACGCTGATAAACACTAACCCATTTAACTATCCAAGGACTGTGTCGTATGTTTCAAATTTATCAGAAATGTATAATCAGGTTAAGAAAAGTAAGGAACTTCCGCGGGGCTGGAAACAATTAATAAATGATTATACCACTCCAAAACCAACGTGGACGAAAAAATCAAAAAAGTGTGACCCCAATAAATTAGATTCTTGGGAATGCGTTAAGAGTTCTTTTAGTAACAAATTTGGCGACGGCGCATGGGGTGATTTTGAGAAATGGCGCGAGTGGGGTAAGATAGATTTTAAATGTGAATCTATTTCTCCCGATAAAAGACAGCTTGTGCTTCCGATTGCCAATAATCCAACAGTGTGGAACGCAGTTAAATCTGGGGCATATGATGATTATAAGCTCCCATGGGCCCCCTTTGTCACAGAAGAGGAAAGAAGCAAGATCTTAACCACAATTGATGCTCAAGACTGGCTAAGGGCGTGGCATCAGCATGGTGGCCCGGATTCGGAATTCACCGGCGACCCCTGGCAGGGCGACATTAATAAAATTGTTAAGGAGATCATTAGCCCGGGTGTGGGTTCTACGAGAAGCGAAGCACTTGCCAATGCCGCGTCCGGCGCCCCGCAGGCCGCAGAGGCGACACTTAATCGCCTCTACACCGAAGCTTTATCTAAGATAGATATTAAAGAAAAAATAAGAATTATTGCTGACTGTATTTGTCATAAACTAGAGGAAAAGGCGATTTGGCTTGAGCACAATGGGCTCGGCGGCGATGATGCCTCTGCCCTTGAGGCCGATATTGTTCGCGCGCACGCGGCATTTATAGGCTGTGGCGACATTTGTAAAGTAATACCACTATTGTGTATATGCTTGCCGTTTGAGTGGCCACCGAGATTTACGTTCCCGGATAAGTTTCCTATAGTTGACTTTTTGGCGTATCTCATGACGCTGTTGTTGAGCGCGATTATTGATTTTATTATCCAGTTTATCGTTCAACTTTTGGTAATGTTGCTTGATTTTTCGTGGAACTGCGAGACCAAACTTCCACCGGAATTGGCATTTTCTAATACCTTCAAGGGCTCATATGATGAATTTGATGCGCCTGATTTAAATAAGAAGTTAAGACAGAACAACTTGCCTGCAAATTCACTTGATCCCGAGATCTTAAATCGGTTGGTAAAAGATACCTCTACGCTCCTAAGAGCCAGGGAATTTTGTTCTCTTCTAAGTGGTAATGCTGATCTCCTCACGATGCAGATAACAGAAAAACTAATAACTGAGAATTATCCTGAAGTTCGGGCTCAGTTTTCAACCACCTCGCGCGTAAGAAATCTTTATACTATGCTTGGTGAAATGATAGACACCGATATTTGTGAGAATCTTGTTGATTTGATGGATATCACTGAAGAAGAAGGCGGAAGCTCTATCTGCGAACAGACCAACTTAAGAGAAAACATGCTCGATGATAAGGCCACACCCGATCAGATAAGGGGGCTGCTCGCTGAAGCTGCAAGGTGTGATGCATCTAAGCTAGAAGGCCTTATTGACCTCGCAAAAAAATCAGCCGGCGGAGAAGACTTTGCGGCAGCGCTAATTCCAGCGATACTCCAAGATCCGGCAAACCCCGATGGTATTCTTCCGAGAGAACCACCACCAATTAAATTTTTTAATGATATAGCAAAAGACACTCTTTTCTCACCAATTGAGAAGCGATACAATAGGGATTATAATTATCACCCCGAGACGTTGGCACCATATCGACAAGTTGATGGTGAGGGCGTCGATCCGAGTCCCACGAAACTGCTGCTTGAGAATATAATACCTAACGCCAACAAAATGGATATCGAAATTGTGGTAGCTCCAACGGAAGATGTTGATTGGGAGCAGTGGCTTAGCAACGAGAGGGACAGCATCTTTACTGGCTCCGCTGAGCAGTTGGGTCAGGGTACAACCCTGTTGGCACTTCCTGATCGATGGATTTGGGGAGGGGGTAATTTTTATAATAACCCAGCAGTCGCACAGTTTACATCAGCGACAGACTTATGGAAACCGAACAACTCGAACATCAGTAAGCCAGGGATTATTCCCTCGGCTGACACCCCACCCGACGAGAAGGAGAAAAGAACAATCATTTATCAACTGTGTCCATCTGCCCAGGTGGGATCACAGTGGGATAGAATTTTGGATGGATATCGGGTTGAAGCAACGAGACCCTATGGGCCCGATCTAGTAGAAGTTTATTTTGCCTTTAATGGAGAAAAACTATTAACTCAAAAGACTTTAGCTGTTGTAACAGATGAAAATTTTGGACATTCAATTAGGGGACTTGCGCCACCGCCCGCAGAAGCTTTAAATAATTATCTTCTTGGTAAGTGGATGTTGTTGCCGAGAAGTGACCATGCCGAATCGCGCGAGGACCTGGAACAGTCAGAAAACTTTATGGATTATCATATGAAGTTTTTACATCCAGAGTTAATTCAATACGCGCTTGGAACAGTTTTTGATATTATAAGTGAGGGAAAATTTTTAAAGGGGACACCGAGCGCTAGCAAAGAGTTGATAATAGAAGCTGATTTTTCTGTTAACCCACGATGTAATCCTCGACCACCGGGACTGTTGGACGTGGATGATTTAAGAAGGCGGGCAACTGATTATGCGGCAAGATCACTTAAGTTCGACCCGGAAAGAAACACAGAAGCAATGATTTTTGGTCTTGCGATGACTTATATGAAGATATTCCTGGTGGAATTGCTTTTGGATTCCATCTTTGTGTTTTCTCAGTTTAGGCTTAGCGATATTGCTAAATCAGATTTGTTATTTAGATATTTTATTAATAGGTTTAAGGAAAGGTCCGGGGTAACCGAAAGTAACCTTTTAACTTTTGGGGGTGGTTTTGTAGAACAAATTCCAATGTTTGAAGATATAGTTTGGCGTATTGAAACAGACATGAAAAGCAGAAAATACGAAGACGACGAAGAGTTTTTAGATCCGTTTACTGGACAGCCGGTAAATGTAATATTGGCTAGTGAAAAGTTAGTTAGTTTGGGGTTACAACCCACAGAAGAATCATTTAAAAGTTTGGTTGAAGGATCGTTTTTCCGCAAGCGAACAGAAGCATCAGGTTCGGTGGAGGCAATGCCGCCGTGCCTCGATCCTTTTGACCCCGAGACCGGCGAGTGTATCGAGGTGGGAGACGTTACGTATTCTAACTTATCTTCTATCGACTCAATCGATCCTTCTACTGGAAGAAGAAATATCGGCTTTTTAGAATATGTAATTAAGGATCAGCTGAAATCTATGTCTGGTGAATATGAAACCGTTCTTGATGGTCCCACTCTTCCGCCCAACGCACGTCCCCCAATAAAAAATGAGATTGGTTGGTTAGAACAACTCACAGTGTTGCTGGATGTTCCAAAGAGCAGCCCTGTGGGCCCTGGTCGGTTTTTCCTCTCGGTAGACCCGGCAGCAGAAGTGGAAGCATTTATCGTTAACGAAGATACTATTCGAGAGGTTATTCGGGATTTTGATTTGGCTGAGGTTTATTGGGCTTGGGGGGTGATGCTCGCGCAAAATACAAATATTCATAATTTTGTACTTGCCGATGTTGACCGGGAAGGTCAGAGGTTCATGCAGGCGATGGAGTTTATGAATCCACAGCCCCCGCTTGAAGAGACGGTACGCGTAGTTGAAGAGCTGGGGTGTTCTACCGGCGCCCCGCACCTACGGCTACAGGTCCTGCGAGCCCAAGTGCGCGCCGCCGCAATTACTGGTGGGTCTGGAGCAGACGTGGTGGCGACAAAAGTATCAAACATAGAATTCGCAAAAGACTACACGCGAGGAAGCTGTGACGACCAGCAGTGGGAAGATCAACGGTGGAAGTGGAACATCACCTACGACGTTTTAACAACCACATATCCGGGGAGTGCCCGCATAGAAACGTTCATAGCAAATAGGCTAGGGGGTGAGGGTGCTGATCGGATGGTGGAAGCCCAAGAAGTTGTGGGCTCTAGCCTTTCGTGTCCCGCTAAACCATTTACCGTAAAACCCGATTTTTGTAAGGCTGGTCTTCGAGATCACGGAGGGTTTATTTTAGAGAAATTTATTAAAATAACTGATCACTCTGTTAATGAGTGGCGAATGCTTCTTGGAGAATTCGAGCCCGCCACTCGCGATCTGGTAGAGCAAAAAATCAAAAATAGAGATTCTAATTTATTTGGTGTTGTGAATTTAAAATCTTGGAATGTGTGGCTTCGTTCATTAATTGAATTTCATGAAGAGTTGGGCTTGTTCACGACGATTGAGTCTTCCGGAGAAATATATTTTAACATTGAAAAATATTTTAAAAAATGGGAGGTGGGCACTAGATTAACTTTTGTTTATCCGCTGGAGGATTCTAGTGATGAGCGGGTTGCTTTAAATATGGACTTAGGAACCGCCTTTACAGACCAAATGTTTACAGAGCAGGGCGCTGTCGTGGCCCCCATCCAAGAGGAGGAAGGAGGTGGTGTTCCAATGGAGACTGGAACAGAAGACTTTATTCGGAAAAACAAAAGCCACCTCTTGAGAGAAGATCTTTCGTTTACAAGCCGGGTTCTCCTGGAGAATCCACTTGATGAAGACGAGAGAGTTGAACTGGAAGTGGAACGAGGTGACAAGTTTAAAGATGTTAAAACCCTTCCACTGATAAGCGCTCTATCAGAGGTTAAGTCCGAGGACATAAACTTCCCAGCACTTCATAATAACACTCGACAAGCATTACAGGCTTGTATAGAATCCATCGAGAGGGTTTTTCTAGAACCAGTCGGGAAGAAATATAAAGAAGCTGGTCTCAAGTTTAACAACTATGTTCTTCCATACACAAGTGAATGGCGCCCCGAAGGTGCGCGAGCCATCGGTGCAACCGGCCTCGCGCCCGGAGAGTTTTATTATTCGGGACAAACAAGTGCCATGAAGGGCTTGATGGGCCGCCCCCCACGACGGTATCCTCCCTATTCCGATGGTGTGGACGACCCGGCCACCAATTTTCCCAATGATGGAACAAAGTGGCTGATTGGACCGGATGGGAATCTATACCCTCACAAAGACTGGCCCGGGATAGTTGCTAACCAAGAATCTATGAATGCGGACCAGTATGGCGAAACCACCGGGGGCAATCGTGAATATGCCGAGATGGTCGCGCGGATTGTTGATCTTGGATATGACCTTTTTGGATTTAATGTGTGGGGGACATTTATACCACCCGGGGAATACGAGTATCCTGGAAATGGCAGTATGGGCATTTTTGTAAAACCCCCCGGCCATCAGGGCGACCGGAAATGGAGTGCGTTTAATTGGTATAGGCGACCACAGCGAAATAACAAAATTAATGATCGCGCCCACGATGGCAAATGGCATTACACTGAGAGGTCCGGTGATCGCGGCGAGCCAACTGAATATCCGGGTACCCCGGGATCCCATCCGAACTATAGCCCTCTCTTATCTGGTCTTCAAGTTCCAAAGGGCTCTGCCTTTCTTGGGAGGTTTGGTAAAAGCCGCGGACCAGCCGCCTCGTTTAGATGCCCCACAGATTCAAAAGCTACAAATTTAGATGAGTGGCCTAATGTTAAATCTTTTCGGTGGTCTGTCTGCAACGTCACAGCCCCGAACCAGAATAGCTTTGCAGAAGGCGCGATTTATCTTTCTGACTTCTTTGTTAATCATCCCGACTCTCTATGCCCTTCTGACGGCGACGCTTGGAAATTGGTGATTGATGATTGGTATAACGACCCCGACATTGCACCAGAGGATTCACCTGCACTTGTAGGTTCACAAGCCGATATAAATGATTTTTTATATGGCCCCACGCTGCTTGAAACTACTAGCGAGTGGAGATTGCGACACGATGATCCTCTGGTTCCGAACCCCTGGTACGGAGATTTTGTTCGTGAGATACTCGTCGCGCATCGCGAGGGCCTCGTTAGTTCGACAAATTTCTGGTGGGGTCATAAGTGGATTTATGATTGGATTTCTCACGCCTTCAAGGGCCCATTTGAGGAGCTTCTTGAGGAGGGTTTTCCGGAACTGTTGTCAAATACTGGACTTACTCATCCCGAGATAAAAGAAGCAATGGTTGCGCTTCGTGATTTCATGAAGAAGCAAATGATTGCTCGGGAAGCCGATGGGGAGACCGCACGTTCTCGATGTTGGGCTTTTGACACCGTCGATGATTTCGACGATGATCACTATCCCGTAGATGGGAATATAAGACTCGGTACTGAAAATTGTAAAACATATGATAATCTTGTTTTTGCCATTGAGCAGATTGAATATTTTATTGGTAAGATTGATGGCGAGTTGCGAATCCCAAGATCTTCTATTCAATTCGATGCCATTCATCAAGAAATGTCTGGCTTATTAAAGAAGCAGATTGTTCAAGATCCACAGTATGAAGCGGTTCTTGAATATATGATCCCATCAAGCCGACTAATTAGCTTAGCAACTATTTACAACGCTGAGCATATTTCTGGTTTATCAAATCGGGACATGATGTTTCTGGGGACGAAAGATTTAATAAAAGAACTGTATAACGTTCTGCGGGGGGCGGCAATTCCAGAATGGTGGAACAAAAAAGCAAAGGACCCAAGAAAGCACTGGTGGCAGGAACCTTTCGAACTAGATATTCCTCTAGGTCTGCTTCTAGTTCCGTGGAAGATTTTGGACGCGATTTTAAGCATTATACCATGGTTGAGAGATTTCCTCTCTTTCATAATGCCACCGCTCCCACCGTACAGAGACAAGAAGAGGAGGCGTCCGGGATGTCCAGAACCTCCGCCCTAATAGGAGATAATAACTTAAATGTTTGGATATAGTCCAAAACTACCAATTCTTCGAGATCCACGAGATGGTTTTGTTTTGACGAAATCTATTCAAGAAGCGGTACAACAAAATTTAAAAAATCTTATTTTAACGTCCCCCGGAGAGAGGGTTATGGACCCGTCCTTCGGAGTCGGCGTCCGCGCTTATTTGTTTCAACACAACACACCCGATGTTAGAGATGAAATTGAGGAAAATATTCTTGTTCAGGCAAACAAATATATGCCCTTTGTTAGTATTCATGAAATTCAGTTTGGTGAGGATGCAGATATGCCTGAGAAACTATATATTCTGATAGAATATTCTATTGCGGGTATAAAATCTGTGGATTTGTTACAGATAGCTGTCGTATTGTAGGGGATATATTTAATGGGTCTAAAAAATAAACTAACACCAATTGATTATACGAGTCGAGATTTTGAATCAATTAAAGATGATCTAGTCGCGTACGCAAAGCGATATTATTCAGATACTTTTCAAGATTTTAATCAGGCATCTTTTGGTTCTTTGATGCTGGATACAGTTGCGTATGTGGGGGACATTCTTTCTTTTTATCTTGATTATCAAGCAAACGAAAGTTTATTAGAAACCGCAAACCAGTTTGATTCGGTTCTTAGGATTGGGAGACAGCTGGGGTATAAGCTTAGAACCGCACAAACGGCTTATGGCACCGTCGCGCTATATGTAACAGTTCCGGCCAAATCAACCGGACTCGGCCCCGACCCGCAGTATATCCCAATTGTGGAAAGGGGAACTATGTTTTCTTCTGTGGACGATCAAACTTTTCTTTTAAACGAGGATGTTAATTTTGCCGTTTCAGATAACGAAGTGGTAGTTTCATCTGTGGACAATTTAACAAGTTTGCCAACTCATTATGCGATACGAGCCTATGGTCAAGTATTATCTGGCGACGTAGAAGTAGAACAAATAGAGATTGGAGCGTATCGACGCTTTCAACAAGCGACATTGCCTGATACAAATGTTGCGGAGATCTTATCGGTTGTAGATGATAGTGGGAATGAATATTACGAAGTAGATCACTTATCACAAAATGTGATTTTTCTTGAAGTTAACAATCAAGGTTTACACACTGATACTGTGGCAAAACTGTTGAAACCGGTGATAGTTCCACGCCGGTTTGTGGTAGAGAGAACTTTGGGCGAGACGATATTACAGTTTGGGTATGGGTCTGAAGAAAACCTAAGCAACGTAACAATACCAGATCCTTCTGATCTAACCTTGGACATTCATGGTAGGAATTACACTTCCCAGGCCAGCTTTGATCCATCAAAGATGACAAAAACTGATGCTCTGGGCGTTGCCCCGGCCAATACAGTTCTTACTGTTGTTTATAGATCTACGCCCCCCGGATCAGTGAACGCGTCGGTGGGTTCAGTTTCAACCATTGCGAGGAGAAAAGTACGATATCCCGAAATTACCAATGAAGTTCTCGCGGACACGACGATAACTGGCGAGGTGTCAAGATCCCTTGAGGTAACAAATTTAGAACCTATAGTTGGTCAGGTGACGTTTCCATCCACAATGGAGTTGAAAACAAGAATTTTGGGGCACTTCGCAACTCAAAACAGGGCTGTTACCAAGCAAGATTATATTAGTCTTATTTATGGAATGCCATCTCAGTTTGGGTCTGTGCGCCGAGCCCAAGTGGTTCAAGATCCTGATAGCTTTAAGCGTAATTTAAATGTTTATGTTGTATCGGAGGATGGCAATGGAAATCTAGCGGCCACGAATTCTGTAATAAAAGTTAATTTGAAATCTTGGATTGAAAAACACAAAATGATTAACGACACTGTTGATATTTTAAATGCTTTTATATTGAATGTCGAGATTGATTTTACTGCCGTGGCTGAAAGAGACGCGAACAGGTACAATGTTCATCAAACAGCAATTAGCTTTCTTTCGTCATACTTTACATTGAAAAGATACGACATTGGTGAAAATTTTTATATTTCAGATATATTCTCTGTTCTTCGTACTGTTCCGGGGATTTTAGATGTTGTGGAAGTCAAAGTTTCTGCAAAGAATCAGGCCGGCTATTCATCTGTTCCTTTCGATGTTGATGCTCGAATCGATCCTGCTGGTAGATACATAGACATACCGAAGAATGTTATAACTGAAGTGAAATATCCCAACGTGGATATTACGGGGACCATTAGATAATGTCTATTAAGAGATACATAGCCACCAAGGATACAACCATAACGAATGCGTTCAAAGCCAGCTTGACGCAGCGCGGAACTGGGTCCAACATGGGACTCTCTGATGTATCCGAAGTATTTTCTATCTATGGGCAGCAAACCACCTCATCGATTGAAAAATCAAGAATTTTGACACAGTGGTCTACAACCGCCATTGCAGCTGATCGAACTGCCGGTGTCATCCCGACCAGTGGCAGTGTTAAGTTTTATTTAAAGCTCTATAATACACCTCATGCTTTTACCACCCCTCGTGATTTTACTCTCGTAGTCCACCCGGTTTCAAGATCGTGGGACGAAGGCCGTGGGTTAGATATGGAAGAATATACAGAAGAGGGATATGCTAACTGGATTGTTGCGTCAAGCGGCAATTCTGGATTAACCAACTGGACAACCGAAGGGGGAGATTATCACACTGGTGAGTATGTGCCTGGGGAAACTCTTCCATTTTATTCTCAAAATTTTGATACTGGTGTAGAAGATTTGGAAATAAATATTACTGCGCTGGTGGAGGAGTGGCTCGCCGGACCACTTCCACTCACAGCAAGGGCAAACTATGGTGTCGGAGTATTCTTAACATCTAGCCAAGAGCTTGGTGCAGGAAAACAATCTTTTTATACTAAAAAGTTCTTTGCTCGTGGAACAGAATTTTTCTACGAACGACCAGTAATTGAGGCCCGCTGGGATTCCGCAAAAAAAGACGATGCAGGGAACTTTTATTTGAGCAGCTCTATTGCGACCGCAGCAGATAATCTTAATACTTTATATCTTTATAATTATGTGCGCGGACAATTACAAAATATTCCTGCTGTCGCAACTGGTGAAATCTGGTTGAGCACATATAGTACTCTTGGGGGATCAAAGATTACACAACCAGTCGGTGGTGGTGTTGTGACTAACGACGACGTTAATGTGACGGGCGGTTATGTTTCTGCAGGCGTATACTCTGCTTCATTCGCAACCACATCCTCAGCTACGACCATTTATCCTGTGTGGCATAAGGATTCAATAGAGTATCACACGGGCTCGGCCATTACGGTTAAATCATTTGCTGCAGCGAATTTTAATCCGAATCCGGAGTATGTAACAAAAATTACGAATTTCAAATCAGAATACAACCCCGACGAGGTAGCTCGGTTCAGGCTCTACACCAGACAAAAAGATTGGAATCCCACTATTTACACCAAGGCAACTTCAGTCATCCAAACTGATATAATTGAGTCTGGATATTATAAAGTTGTTAGAGTGGTTGATGGCCTTGAAACAATCCCATACGGGACAGGAAGCGACAATCACACTCAGATGTCATTTGATGCTTCCGGGAGTTACTTTGATTTAGACATGGAACTTTTGGAAACGGGCTATTCATATGGGATTAAATTTGTTTATTATATCAATGGCGCTTATCACGAACAGCCTGAAGTATTTAAATTTAGAGTAGAGTAAGCCATGAGTATTAAAGATCTTTTTGATGAAAGAGCTGCTTCTAAATTAGTTTCTAAGCAGAGCCTGGATCAAGTTGGCAGAGAAGTAGAATCTGCTGATTTTGTTAAGGTTTTTCTAGAAGAACGAGATACTTTCATACCCCAAGTTGACTTTTCAAAGCCTGAAAATTTTGCTATTTTTGGTTCCGCGGAAAAGTATTATGAAGACTCAATCACCAGGATTTATAGTCAGTATCCCTATGATGGTTCCAATAAAGAAAAATTACAATGGCAGATAAGTTCTTCTTATATAGATAATCATATTTTTGAGAATGATTACCCAAGAACAAATGGGTATGCCTTGTTCTCTCCCTCCGGTTGGGGCACGCCAATTGATTCAAAGGGTGATTATGGTGCACCAGCAAGCTCATCATATGAATATATTCAATTGGCAGGGGGACCTCACAAGGACCCAACCAACACTCTTTTGTCAAAAATTTACCCTTCTGAAGGCGGTCTTGCCAACATATATGACTCCTCAGAAAATCGGGAATCCAACCTTAAGCTTGATTTACAGAATAAGGGCGTAACTGTAGAGTTTTGGTTGCAGAAAGATGCATTTACTTTTTCTCTACCGTTGGGTGGTCCGAAAACCAACAAAGAGGTTGTTTTTGATCTTTGGAATGGAGAACCTTCCTCAAGTGCCGAATACGGAAGGCTTACTATCGAAATTTCAGCCTCTAGTGCGCCTGAATCACCTTTCTATGTCACGGCCCAATCGGGGACAGCGGGTTATTTTAATCAACAAATTGGCGCTTCTATCGCAGGAACTGGATCACTAACTTCTTGGAAGCACTATGCTTTTAATTTTTTAAGTGCGTCCAATGGCATCGCCACAAAATTTTATGTTAATGGTGACTTGAATCAAGAAACTACTCTGGGAAGCAGTGGAATAAATGAGATAACTGGATCCCTTAGCGCTAGCATCGGCGCTCTTCGTAGTGCTCCATCTGGAAATATTTTTCATGGAATGTCCATGGGCGGCTGGGGGAAACTCTCAGGCTCCGTTGATGAATTCAGATACTGGAAACAACAGAGGACTTCTCAGCAAGTTGGTAGATATTGGTTTACTCAGATTGGCGCAGGGACAAATACAGATACGGCAAATACTAATCTTGGTGTTTATTATAAGTTTAACGAGGGAATAACCGGGACATCATCAATCGATTCGTCAGTGTTGGATTATTCGGGTCGCATTAGTAATGGAACATGGACCGGCTATAGTTCTGAATCAAGATCTACTGGGTCGGCCATGGTTCTTGCGTCTGCCGCAACATCTGAGTTTAGAGATCCCATAATTCGTCAACAACACCCAGAGGTTCTTTCGCTGTTAAACACAAAGCGGAACGAGGGCCGCGCATATGATTATACAAACAATGCTTCAATCTATAGTTCATTCCCAGCGTGGATAATAGAAGAAGACAACGCCCGCAACGATGATAGTGATCTTCGAAAATTAGTTCAAATAATGTCAAGTTATCTTGACACGCTGCATCTTCAGATAGAAGCGCTTGCCACATTAAAAGATGTAAGTTATATTTCTGGGAGTATAAATGATTCCCACAGGCCATCTCCGATTGCTAATAAGTTATTGATTTCTCGTGGGTTTGTTGCCCCTGAAATTTTTACACTAGTAGATGTGTTGGGGTTCTTTTTAAACCGCGACGAGGATAGGGAATATGATTTATCGTTAAGCGATATTAAAAATTTCATTTATCAAAACATCAATAACAATTTGGTTGGGATTTATAAGAAGAAGGGCACTGAACAATCTTTTCGTAATCTTATCAGGTGCTTTGGCATTGATGATGAATTAATAAAGATAAACCTGTATGCGAACAATTACACTTATGCCCTCGACGATAATTATAAGGAAATAACAACTAGAAAAACGTTTGTTGATTTTTTTGATTCAAGTCGGTTTTCGGCTACGGTGCATCAATATAAGAACACATTAAATCCAAATGCTGTTTCATTTATCAGCGGAAGCCAGGGCGCCCCCAGCAACCTTGAGGCGGGCGTCGGTTTCACCGTGGAAACGGAAATCTTTTTCCCCGACAAGGGCGAAGAGTACGATGATGCATACAAGACTACCCCCTTCTCAACATCTAGTATATCTGGTATGCACACGGCAGATCCCTCGTTAGCTGAAAATGATTTAACGTGGGCCACGAGCGACATCGCTAACTTTCAAATATCATCAATTAGAAATGGCATTCAGTCAAAACATGCAAAGTTTAAATTGACTGGCTCTGCCGGGGGATATCTACCAGAACTAACAAGCAGTATTTTTCAAAATGTTTATAATGATGAGAGATGGCTGCTTGCTTTGAGGCTAAAAAGAAGTAAATATCCTTTTGTCGGTGCTGTCGAGGGAACAGAAACCGATACTTATACTTTAAATTTTTATGGAATAAATACAAAGTTTAAAGAAGTAACCAACGAGTTTGAACTTACTGGAAGTTTAACCCTGAGTCAAGGTCTCGATATTCTAAAGAACCCAAAGAGAATATTTGTTGGCGCCCACAGGCAAAACTTCACTGGCAGCGTTCTTACTCAATCCGACGTGAAAATTGGAGCTATTCGAGTTTGGTATGATTATCTTTCGAACGATGTTCTCAAGGCACACGCCATAGATCCATTAAATTATGGTTCGGAAGATACCTATAAAAAAGCTTATTTGTTTGAAGATAATCTCACAACCACCGATATTAAAAAGATAGAGACATTGGCCTTAAACTGGGATTTTCAAACAGTAACTTCTTCGAATGCGAGTGGCCAGTTTAATGTTATAGACTTTTCATCTGGTTCTGTTGGGTCGTCCACAAGGCATGGTTGGATAAGCAATATAGTAAACCTTCAACACTCAGCGCGCGGGTATGGGTTCGCAGCAGACACTACAAGCTCCGTGGACAATCGTTATGTATATACTTATAAGAAGCAGCTTCCTGAGATTTTAACAAACAACGACACGGTTCAAATCTTAGAGACCGATGATGATGTTTTTACAAGAGACACGAGACCGGTTGATTTTTTCTATGCGGTAGAAAAAAGCTTGTATCAGGATATTTCAAAAGAAATGTTGGATATGTTTTCAACGGTTAAAGATTTTAATAATCTTATTGGGGAACCGGTAAACCGCTATAGAGAAGATTACAAAGATCTTGGGAAATTACGACAACTTTTCTTTGAGAGGGTCAGGAATACTCCTGATTTTGAAAAGTTTGTAGATTTTTATAAATGGTTCGACAATGCGATGAACCAGATGATTCTTCAATTGATACCGGCATCAGCAAAGATTTCAGAAAAGTTAAGAAATGTTGTTGAAAGCCATGTTCTTGAGAGAAGTAAATATAAAACTAAATTCCCATCTTTCAAGAGCGCCGTCCCGGCTGCGATTGAAGGGGCCGTGATCCCCGATCATGCTCAGAGGGGATGGCGCGCTGAGCGGGAGACACCGGAGGGGGCCGAAGGCACCGATCCTGATTGGGAATGGATTAACTCAAACCGTAGGGATTATCCAGTTTCATCTGGTGATGCCGTGGTTGACGATCAGCGAGAAACTTATCACCAGATAGAAGTGAGAGATCGGATCCGGCTTACCAACTTTAATGTCTCGCCCGGTAATCAAGCGGAGGTAGATACTCAAGAAAATCTCAACCCGGATCAAGATTCGGTGATGATAAGGGATTTGGATTATGTGAATGAGATAACAATTCCGCCTCTTAAAACAAAGGCTCCGGTTAAGACGGGAATAAAAGAGGGTCTCACTCAAAAAGTAAAAGTACCATTTGATGTTGCTGGTACTGAGATAAAATCTAGTCGATTGCCCGTTGATGTTTATAGCTCTTCCTATGCTAACCCCTACTCTGCGATTGTTGGTAATTATGATTTAATTATTGGCCATCATGAAAGTGCCGCTACAAGGGGTGCGTCACTTCAGGGACCATTCACTGAAAAGTATGTCGGCGGGCGACAGTATAGACACGTTGGACTTACAACGCCGATTCTTGTTCCTGCTGTGTCAGCCGGCGAGAACACCGCAAATGCTGATTATAATCAACCACTGAGCAGCGGCGATAGAACTAGCGAAATAGATGTTACTATCGGGGGTGCCGGTTCGTGGACAGATAGCGGAGGAACGGCAAATTATGATTGGATAGTTAATGGTAATCATTTTGGATATGGCTTGTCGGTTAATGGAAGCAGTTATGCCACTGGCTTTTTTCAGTTCGATTTCGCATCGCCCGTTCTTCTCACTGAGGTGTCTGGGACGGGAATGTGGAGTCCAGCTACAACGTCTGATGGCGGAACTTGGAAATGGCAAGGATCAGCCAATGCAAGTTCTTGGACAGATATTGGGTCTACATTTACAGTTTCTGGAACGATGGCATGCCCTACCTGTACGGAGCCAATAGCAGGATTTAGACAATGGTATGATACTGAATTAAATAGTAATACTACGGCATATAGATATTATAGAATGCTTGGTGTTTCTGGTCCTGTCAATAGCGCCGCCGGAGGAACCACTGTTACTTGGTGGGAGATGGATTTCAAAATTGCCCCCGCGATAGACGCTTCTTATCGTCTTCCGAACCAAACTGAGCGAGAAGAAGGTTTCCGAGTAAATGTTGACGCCTCCGCAGAAAAAGTTTCTTTGTATTCTTCATACAAGGATGTGGGTGGAAACATTAACTTTAATTTGCCCCGAGCAGTTTATTATCGTGATGAGACAGCGAAGCGACCCCTCAACGTAAGAAATATTCAACATACCACAGGGTCAACTGTTCTCGGGAACTACGATAAGCTATATCAAGTTGTTCAAACTTCCAACAGAAGGACAAACAACCAGTGGTGGGTAAAATATAATAGTTCGGAAGAAGCCACAGCAGAAACTATTTTATATGATTACGATTCGTTTTTAATTGGCTCTGGTACAACCTCCACTTCTATTTCTGGAGTGCTGGCATATACAAAGCCCATTCGCGGAAGAACTCCTGATGTTTTTGTTGAGAGATCCGCAGCGCCGGGAGGTCCGAACAGTTCCGGAGATGTAAATGGAGGCCCAGGCCTCGATGCATTATCGGCTGAATATTCTGCATACAGCACTGTAAATTATCGCAATAATTTTGTAAGACGTTTCGGAATAAATGAATGGTCGAAGGAGCACTCTGCTCAATTTGGTATTGATCCGAATGATCCAACACGTGCGTCTTTCCACAAAACAAACCGAAACCCGATTAAGAAAATGGAGGATAGCGGCAGCAGCACAATCACTGCTTCCATGTATGATAATTATTTTGTTCAACATCCAATTCCACAAAGTGATTTACAATACGCGTGGATCACCGCGTCAGCGATTAGTTCTCCGTTTGGATACTCTGCTGATGCGCGAAGGCTTCCTTCGGGAAGCGAAGTTATTACTTTCCTGAGTGCTAGTGAATATAGAGGATTTTGGGCCTCGTCGACAACCGCTGATTGGGGGACGGATCCAACATCCCCACTCTATTCTTATTGGTCCACCCTCAACAGGCTTTTATTTACAGATTTTGTCGGGTTAAATACGGTGATACAAGAGCCAGTTAGTGGCTCACAAAATATTGTTGGATTTGAAAGTTTTATAAAGTATGTATCTCCTGTCGGACTTGATACTGTAAATTATTTAAATAGATATTTTATAGCTGGCGAAGACCCGACCTCGTTGTCCTGGGTTCCTGGGGGTATTTCTTCGGTGTTGAATGCTATAAATCTCCACCGCAACGGACCTTACGGATACCCGATGTGGAAACAGATCAGAACTGGCCAACATCCCGTAGCGAGAGTATTGAAGGCAGAAAATAAACTTCAATACATTGCGAGAGCAGCACCGGTTGAAATGAAGGGTGCATATGGATCATATCTTGTCACGCCGGCAAGATCTACTCGAAGAAAAACCTACATTGAGCCAATTGCAACTTCCGTGTTCAAACCAATCGTTCACGGTTTAATCATAAAGTGTGATGAGGGTGATGAACTGTTCACTCTCAAGCACTCCTACGGAAATAATATTTCTCACTTTTCCAATTTGATATTGGATGATAATTTTCTAGATGTTAATGGTGGGATTGTATCGGCAAGGCCAATCCCCAATCAAATCTATGACGATCTTCTTGAATTTTATGTCGGAGGATCATTAAAAAATAGTCCAGTTGAATCTTTAATTTATTTAAATTATGCTGAATCAATTTATCCTCGGGCAATAAATCGTTTCCTTGATAGAACAAGAAGCAGAACAAACTATGATGTGAAAACGGAGATGAAGTGGAGATCGGCCAGGGTGGACAGGGATGTTGAAGATGCTGTGAATTCGCAAAGATCCGCGGTCCCACCAGAAAACGAAAGCTGTTGGCCCCTGGATGCGAGAACTCTTTTTGTGGCCGGCCCTTGCTTGGAACTTACACTCGGTGGCGGCACCAAAGCTGTGAATCAAAACGACGGCTCCGGCGAATTATTAAATCCGTATAGTATTTGGCACTGTGGGAACAAGTCTTCTATTAACCCTGGCGCCCTATATGCGAGGAGAGAACCAGAGTATGTAACTTCTTCGGTTCCCCCACATCCGGTTACGACTTATGGCGCAGGCGATACACTTTGGGAAACTGCTACTCAATCTGGATATGAACCCTTTGACGATACATATGACGATTATTCCGAGTTCATTAGATTGAAGGGGCAAGATTACTCGATAGTCCCAGAGTTTAGAATAAGCGATCATATTGATTATTATGTGGAGCAAAATAATAGTGACTTCTTTGGAGCCGACCTTCCAGATGATTGGCTCCGTAACGACGGCGCTGAAGTAAGTTCAAGTGCCGATCCCACTGCAACCTTGCCCGAGTCTATTGCCGGTGGAAATAATAAATTTTATAGCCTGTATACTCATTCTGATTTTCTTAGATATTTTAAACAAATCGACGATGATCATGAAAAGTATAAAGGAGAACTAGATCATCGGTTGACCCTGGAGTGTAAGTCAATTATAAAGTTTAGGCCGAGGGACGGCTTCTATCCGGCCCAAAGAACTTTACAGTTGGCAACTTTGTTTTCTCAATCGTGCGCTTCGGCAGTATCTCTAGGCGGATCGGATGCGTCCTGGAGGTCTGCGTTGGCACCGTTTTATGCTCCTGGTATAATGTACAATACCATCAAGTCTGGTATCGCTGTTGATTACCCTGTGATTCAAAGTTCATCGGCTGCGTGGTATAGTTATGTCACAGCCAGCCATGGTAGATATACGTTGGGTGACGACGTTGGGTTTTTTCCTGAAATTTACCAATCGTCAGCGAGAACATATTCATCTTGGCAAGCATTCTCATCTAGTAAGGTACCTTTTTATTTTATAAGTTCAAGTTTTTCTCATAGGTTACCTTTTGAGAGCATATTAGACCCCGCCGGCTTGTCGAACATCAAGGGTGTTGAGTGGATAGACAATGAGCCGCATGTTTCTGCATCTTTGTCGAGCAGCGCAACGATAACTGGTGTTTGTGGTGAAGCATATAAGCGCGCAATTGATAATTTTCTCGCAGAAACAATTAATTTTTATTTGCAAGATAGTGTAATGACTTCTTATAGGTCAGCGCCAGTTGATAGTTCTGGTGTAACACTAGACACTTCGAAAGAATATATAATGGATATTGTTCTCACGCGAGATGCTACAACTTTACAATCAGTTTCGTTTACAACAGCAGCATTAAGTTCAAGCGCTCTCACTTCTATTACCGGTTCACTTTTTAATAAAAGTATTGAAATTTATGAAAGAGAGACCGCGTTCGGACCACCGGTGTTGGAGTTTAGTGGGACGATTGCCGGCGATAACCCGACCACCTCTGGAGAATATCATCATCATATTTACGGTTCGTCAGCCCCCTTCACGCCCTCTTATTTTGATGGAAAAGGGAGGGTTAGAATTTCGTACAAACCCAGCGCCGCTTCTGTAACTTTGAGCGATATAGTTAATAATTCTACGAAAACATATTATCGTGGCGGTGTTTTAACTGGCGGTTTCGCCTATGATAATGCCATGCAGATATCAGCTTCTATTAAATTTGATACCGTGCTGAACACTCAAACAGTCACTAGAGATCAGAAGGGCAATATTATTTCCATGACAGAACAACCAGGGAATCTAGGCTCTCAGTGGGTTATTGAACCGCGCTTCGAGACACCGATTTTAGACTTTTCGGATGTTGAGATAACAGAACCGTCCGCAGGCGCTGGCTCCATATCAAAAGGCATTTGGCATCAGTATGGAACACTTCCTCAAGGTTCAGTTACGAACGCTACTGCTAAGGGTGGTTTATTTCTTAATTTAGAATACCCATCAGTAGATGTTGTAGATGTGGCAACAACGGCGAGTTTGTTAGCGGCACTCGGTTTCGAGGGAGCAAATGGTGGAGTTCTTTCAAAACGGTTGGGCAACACTTCAACCTCTACAATCGTGTCCGAAGCGGTTGTTGCTATACCTTTCTATTCGAAGACTGAGTCTGTAAACAACTTTGATGAATTGCATTTCTTACCGTTGGTTTCTGAAGGACCACGCATATCCGGCCTCAGCCCTTCTCGATCAGCTGTCTATGAAGCCATGGTAATGATTGCCCTTGAGGGCTCCGATACGCCTACGGGCCTGGAAGATTATACACCCCAAGCCGCCACGCCCGCAATCATTGACATGGTTAGGAAGATGAATAAATATATTCTGCCTCCAAAGTTTGATTTCTTAAGGTTCTTCGCGGAAAGAGAACCGCTCGCTATGTATATCTTCGACTTTGAACACGAATTCAATCGGGGTGATCTGACCAACATGTGGCAAAATGTTTCTCCGCCGTCCGGGAAAGATTTTAAAATAATGACCTCAACCGCTTCGCACATGATAGATCCGGCAGAGCTTGGTGGGGATTTCACAGATAAACTTGGCCAACTTCGATGGCTTGTGTTTAAGGTTAAGCAGAAAGCTGAAAAGTTCTATTTGAATAAAACTCTTTCTGCTTTCGACGACCCCAAGGTTGTTAAGGCATTTTCTGCGCAAAACAAAGCAGATCTTGAAAGGAGAGTGCCGTATAGCTACAACTGGCCTTACGACTATTTTTCTTTGATTGAGCTAATTAAGATTGATGCCGATATTAATATCGAGGCACCCCGCAGAAAGGGGAAGGGGAAGACTTTGAATATTAAGACATCAGATAGTGGTAAGTCGGCGCAGGCAAGCGACACTTCTTCAAAAAAAATGGGTTTGTTGGAGTAAGGATAAGAAAGAGATATGACCTTTTTTAATCGAAAAGAAGAAGTTTTAGATATTGAGTTAACTCAATATGGGAAACACCTGTTGAGCAGGGGAAAGTGGAAACCAACATACTATGCTTTTTTTGATGACGATGTGATATATGATGTCACTTGGATGTCTGGTAGTACAGCTGAGACACAGAACGATTCAGAGGCGCGAATCAAAGAAGCCGTAAGACCCCACATCCAGCATGTTTTTCACAGCGTCGATGGTGAGACAAGCTTGTCTCCCCAGGCGAGACCTGATAAGCATTTTGTAAATTCTGCGCCACTTGGTACAGCACAGATAGGCAATAAACAGGCACCTGCGTGGAATGTGACTTTTTTAAAGGGATTTGTGTCGAGTTCTTTTTTGGCATCCACGAATTCAGGTCGCCCAATGGTTAATATACCTCAAATAAACGCAGAAATTAAATATCAGACAGCGGTGGGAGATCAGTTTAATTCCCCGTTTGCCGATGCAGCGCCCGCAGTCCCAGACACCCATGAAGATGAGAATAGCCCAGAGAAATTTTGGTTTGAGGATGGAACATTTATACAAACAGAATCAGATTTTATTTTATTAGATGTCGGTGAGCTTAATGGCTTAACTACGAATAAAGATTTTGAAATAGAAATATTTAAGATTGAAACGGAACAAAACTCTGGGGAGGAAATTTTACTTCCTTTGTCTTTTATTGATAGCGGGTTATCTCCTGCTTACGAAGTTACGGAAGATGACTTGCTGATAAAGAGAGATTCGAGCAATCTTATTCCATATGATGTCGAAGTTACCAAGGATAATGTTTCTTATTTCTTGGGCATAAACACTGACGCTGAGATTGATGACAGGATTCTTTGTGCTCTTGACCCGTTAGCGAAGAAAAGAGGTATTTTCTCTGCTAAGTTTGCCGATTGTGATGCCATCGAAGACCGCCGCAGAGAAGATATCTACGGAGTGGAAGAACAGTTTGAGGATCCTTGCGAAGAATGACTTACCTGAATGTTGATAAAGGTTCTTTAAATAATGGTTTGCTACCGAGCGTTTTTATAGACGAGATCGTTCTTGACGAGGTTCAAGGTCGCGCCAAAGAAAATTTAATTAGCGTACGTACTAGCTTATCTTTTAAGCATATATCGTCCGACAAGCGACTTCCACCGTGGCTGTCGAGTAAAAGATTTCTCAGGTTAATGAAAATAAAAGCGATTTTAGTTTCCGATGAGAGCGTGCACCGCGAACTTCTTCGCTTGTCTTCTGGAAAATTAACAAAATATATTTTTAATGACATAGAGATCCATGAAGTTCTCAATGAGATGTGCCAGATACAAGAAATAGTAGTTGGAGAAGAACTAAGAGGCTTTAAAAAGGAGGACTACCAAACTTATCAACTCGATGCTTCCAAGCACGAGGAAATGATGAACATCCCCTTTCAAATCAAATTTGATGCGATGGGAGATGCAGGATCGGGACATTTATCACTGTTTGTCTTTTCGTGTATTAATCTTGATGAGGGAAAATCACCTGAATGTCGAAGCACAAATAAAGCCGTTGGCGGTTCTTCTGTTGGTGATATTAAAATAAAATCAATAATTCAAAATTCGAAAGTTGTGAAAGAGTCTTTTTTGTTGAGGCGAGCCGATAACAATCAGATTTTTTTAGGCAACTTTCACACTATGCGAGACGGCGTTATAATGTCTGGAAGAGCGCACACTGATAATTCCACGTTTTTAACAAAAGAAAAAGTTCCTGACTTATCGATAAGGGATTATAGAAAATTTTCTGGCCATAATGAAATCGTAGATTTGACAACACCAAAGAATGTATTTGTGCCCGAGTTAGACAAATCGTTTGTCCAGCACGTTCGAGACAATTTGGATAATAAGAATAAAAAAAACTATTTTTCAGATATTTGGATTTCAAGAAATCAGCTTGGAGAGTGTAATTTTACTTTTGCGATGAACCTAAAGAAAATTATTTTTGAAAATACAAAATTTCCAAAATTATTAGAAATATATCCTCAAGCAATTAATCTTTATTTTGGGCTGCTTTCTTTGAAAATTTGGCGCCAACGGGTTGAAGATTTAAAGCCAAGAGGGTTTCAACACCTTGATGGAGAGGTTTTTTTAGGATTTAATCCTGGTCCTTTTGATAGTGGGGTTTATGAAAAATCAGAAGGCATCAACATGAAAGGTTCACCCCGCAGTGACGAAAGAAAATTAGTTATTAGTACGGAAAACTTAAGCACCGCCGCCGTAAATAGCATACAAAATTCTATAAAAGGATTGGAGTTGAAAGGGTCTGGAGAATCTGGGGTGCAGATGATCGCAGTCAGGGATCGTTCCGTTGCTCAAGTGGGGGCGGGAATTTATAGATATGAGGTTGAGGTAGGAATTAAAGATGATCTCGATTCATTTATTCGAAATAAAGTTGTTGATCTTGGGAACTCTTTAAAGGAAATGGAAGATTACTACGCGGTAGCGAGCCAACAACAGGTCCAGAAAAATGAAGGTTCGGCCTCAAGTGGCGATGCCAAACCACATCCAAAAAATTATAGTTCTAAATCGAGAAAATTTTCACAAGAATTTGTAGAAGAGATGTCGGCTAGGTATAAAGATGTATATAAGACTCCTTGGTGGCGAGCCTCCGGCGTTATTGTCGATGCGGCAAAGATGATGGCCGGGTCAAGGACGAAGCCACCCAATCGGGCTTTCTTCGTTAAAATGAGCGACCCGAGAACAGCTACGGTCGAGAGTATCGAATCTGTGATTCATCTTATGCAAAAACTAAAAACAGAATTGTCAAGATTGATTGACGATGCCCCAGAAGATGCTTCGGATCAATCAAAGGGTTCGACCCCTAAGAATAAGCTAAGTGGCCATGGCACAGGGCTTGCATCCGCTCCCGCACCGAAAAATATGATTAATATTTCTCATGTTTTTGCTGATGATTGTTTTGACGCGTCTGTGGTTAGTGGGGTGGGATATGATTTTCTTTTAAAAAAGGATCAAAATTTTGAAGACATAGATCAGGGGGGGTCGATAAGAAGTGTCACTTCTAAAGAGTTCAGTAACCGGGTTAAACAAGAACGAGAAAAATATTTTACTGGAGATACAATCCCTGAGATAAAAAACCCAACTCAACAAGTTCGAAATTTGCTCAATCTTTCCACTCATGAGTTTTCTTTTCTTTCCCCCTCCCGCGTAAAGGTTGAAGAAAAGATAGATACACCCTTACTTTGCACCGGCTTGCCCACGGATGCTAATTTCCCGCACAAAAAATTTGCCCGTGCGGTGTCCGAGATAGCAAATGCAAAAACAACTTCAGGTCAGCCCCTCACTGATGCTCCGGCATCTGTTGCCGCTGGATCAATAGGGAAGGGAACAAACAACCCAAGAAGTGTGCAGATCAAGAGCCAGGATCAAGCTAATGCCCAGGCGATCAGTAAAAATCTTATTAATATTTTAGCCAATAGGGGTTGCATCGTAGAGAAATTTGTTAGACCTGAGAAAGGTAGGTCAAAAGACAAAGAAGTTACAAAAGAAGCCTCCAAGGATTTAGGCTTTAAAAGTTTTTTTTCGAGCACATCTTCATTGCGAATTCAGACCACGGCCACAAACCCATTTGAAGAGAGGGGCTTCAGAAAAATAATGAGCGGCATCGAGGAGGTCGGGAAAAAAGATTTTGATTGTGATAAAATGTTTTTAGCCTTGTTATTTAACTTTGTTCTTGCGGATCAAGATTTTAAAGGAGGAAAAGCAAACACCACCCCCAGTACTGAACTTTCTATACAAAAATTTGATTTAGAAAGTTGTGCCGCAACGACTGGCCAATCAGCAGCGGGCGGCGATCTTTCCCCCATCGGGTTGAATAAGTTGCCAAATCAGATAAAAGCACTTTTTCTGTCTTTTATGCCAAACTTTGCCAAGTTTGTCAACTTCTCGGTATTTCAAGCGGACGGCGATGTTTTTAAAGACCCGTTGCGAGCTTATGTTTATTTCTTTAACTTTTTTCATTTAATGAAGATTGAAGTGTTTGATGGCTTTGAGATGCTGACAATACCAATTTCTTCAAATGAAAGTTCTGGTCGTCGTGACAAAACGTTGATTCAACAGCAAAGCCTTGAATTTAAAAAAGGCCTTAATGTTAAAATGCCGAAGTGGAAACTCTTAACAAAGAAGGACTTTAATAATTCTGTAGTTAATGGACATGAATTATTGTGTAGGGCGATGCCATATGAGAACTTGACGATAGGGGTGAGCCCAATTCCCGGATTAAATTTGCCGATTTTTGATAGATATTTTTTGGTGAGACCACCATCTCCGAATAAGACCACTGGTCCGGGAAACAACTTAAGCACCAGCGAGGGTATCGTGGCGAATTTAGATCGAGCAATGAATCAGATAAAACCTGAATTTTTAGTACCGTCTGTGTTATTGGATATTGAATACAGCCCTACCGGTTACGCAACTGGCGGTAGTCAACGCTCGTCCGCTGCTAGTGCGACCCGAACTGATGTCACAAAAATGGGGAGTAGTTATTAATGGCTGATGATAATAATATTATTTGTCCCCCGCCTGCACCAGTAGTATATACAGCCCTTCCCGCAGTAGAGCCTACTGTCACCGTTGAGGCCGATCCCCCAACTTCAGATTTAATTGGAAAAGAAAGAACGGTGGTGGAGCAGGATGATTATCAGGCCACCCCATGGTTTCTCGGGCCGTATGAACAGGGGATTACACCATATGTTAATTTTTCAGATCCGCACAGAGTGGGACAATCATGGACTGACCGCTCGGAGATAGCCGATAGATTTCGTTGGTATGGTCGATCTTATTGGACAGAAAGATCGGAGTTTGAAACCCTGGAAGAGGGAGACTCTAATATTGAATATACCATTGAAGGAATTGCGACCCAGGCACAGGAAAGATTTTTTCAATATGCAACTTATGGTGGCACAACACGCAGCGGCAATCGCCCCCGCGCCCGCGACTCACAGGGGCTGGCGTGGAATGCTTTTGCAGCAGCACAAAGTGGGCTACCTCAACATGGCGCCGGCGTTTTTACTGTTACCGGGATTGATGATCCTCGGCCATTGGGCCTTTCTGGCGATTTTCTGTATAGGGAATCTTCTATTCAAAAAATAACAATATCTGCGCGCCATCAATTTTTTAGGGAACCCTTGGTTGACGCCGCCCCAAATGAACCCTCTTTTAAGGCCTTATACTGGGAAGAATTTGTGAGGGGCACCGTGGCACTGCTTGGTCACGGAGTTACGCTTCATCACGGCGTTATTCTTGAACCCCTTGTTCGGGGCTTCACTCGGTATTCTGACTTTTCGTTTAAAATAACAGTCCCTATTTTACCAGATGAGTTATTTGCGTTTGAGGCAGCCCCAGCGGGATTAAGCACTGCTCGCTGGGACTCGGAATACAACTTTTTTATTAAAGAATATGAAAGCGCATTAGAACAATTTTTAGTAACACCTCGCGGCCCATTTGAATCGCTTCTGCCAAATATGTATCTTTTCATAGCTGAGAAGCTCATGACACGGGATGACATTTCAGATTGGATAGATTTCTTGACCCTTGACGGGAATGCTAGAAATACAGATGTGATAGAAGTTTTGAGAAATGGTATGCGTAGCGAAAGAAGCGAATCGGCATATTTCACTGAGTGGGCTCGCGCTTTTAAAAGCCTCGCCGCCCAACAACCGGATGACGAATTTCTTGAAGCCCTCGCTCGCGTTTTGGAGAAGGTTGAAAAATATAACAAGGTTGTATATGCCGGCCCCGGGGACTTTAAATTACTGCGGGGTGATAATAATAAAAAGTCTCTTTTCCCGATGTATGTTGATCTGGAATTTTCAACAGACGGCAATTCGTCGGCTGGTGCTGCTGATTTACTCGACAGACATGAGCTTGTCACTTCCCTGATAAAGGAAACATTTAGAACAGACATACCGGATATGGTTGGCACTGAAGACTTTGTGTATTCTACTAATTTCCAAAAAGAGGGGGATTCCTTTACAGAGATTAAGCTTAATCAACCAACGAAGGTCTTCGATTTCAGCTTGTGGATTAATACATATTTAAGTGAGGAGCAGGTTGGCCACTTACTCAATGGCCCGGACGAGACGACCCCCTTTATGTATCTTTTTGCGCCCCGAGCCGAGGCTCCCTTTGTGCGGAGTGGGGTGACACGCATAGCCGCGGTTATGGAGTTTGCCCACGCCCTCGCTGACTACTCGGAAGATAAGTTCAGGACTTTCCCGGAAATTATGCGAGGGGAGCTTGCTCAATCTGAAACCTTATTTTATAAAATCGCGAAACATACAAGATTGCCGAACGGAGAACTCTATCCAACCCCAGTCCAAGAGATTTTCCTTCCCAACTCTTCTGATACTGATATACTAAGTTATATTGATACTCAAATAGCTAACGAAAAAAGTTATAAATATATTGTTTATGCATATGAATTGGTGTGGGGCTCAGATTATATGTATAAATTTCCACGCCCCCCGGGTAATCGTTGTTCTGCGGATGCCCCCTGCCCGCCGGACGAGACATGTGAGTCTATTTGGAACGACCACGCATGGTCTCGGCAGTGCGTGCCCGCAGCGAGAGCCATCAACGAAGAGGGGGAGTGGGAAGAGTGGGCCGCTGATGCCGCACAAGTTATTAATCCTGGCGCAACTTTTGATGTGGCGACGTATCCACATTTAAAAATATTTGAGATTCCATTCTTTGAGTTTGATACTCTGGTTGCTGATAAGCCACCATTGCCGCCCGATGTTGAATTTATTCCTTTTAGGGGCGTCAATAACAGGATTTTATTTTTGTTCCGGTCAATGACTGGGGAAATAAAAGCACATCCGATTTTTATGTCTGATGGTGATGAAGAAGAATTTGATATTATTCGCCAAGCACAAGGTCTCGGTGAGGGTGAAATGTTGGATTGGAAGGGGGATGATCCTGCTTACGGTTACGAAATCTTTAGGACCACGATGCCACCAAAATCTTATCGAGATTTTTTTGGTGAGCCATATCAAAAGGTTTTAGCAGAAGAGCCTTTGGGTTGTGGGGACGTATCATCAACTGAGTTTTTTGAAGATGAGTTGGAACCTAATGTAAAATATTATTATACGTTTAGAGAAATAGATGTTCATGCTAAGTTTTCAAATCCAACTGAAGTGTTTGAGGTGGAACTTGTTGATGATAATGGCTTGATCTTTCCGAGGATAAAAGTATATGATTTCCCAGAACTTAAACTTGAAAAAGAGATGGACACTTTTACAAGATACTTGCTCATCACGCCCGCGGTTGGACAAGATGAACTGTACCTGACAAACGAAAACCCAGAAACAGTAACTTCGGCAGTTGATGCGGAAGTTCAGCTTGGTGTGGTAGAGGAAGCGGTTTTCCCGATACCCGCACTAGATAATGATACACCGGATGATTCTAATCAAGCAAAATTTAAAATAAGAATCACCTCCAAACAAACGGGCAAAAAAATAGATGTAAATGTTAAGTTTAGGCACGTTCACAATAAAGAATTAAAATGCTCATAAAAGAAAAACTAACTAATTACTATCTAGATAAGGAGACACAATATGGCTTTTCTTGACAATAGTGGAGATATTATACTAGATGCTGTCCTAACAGATGCCGGTCGCCAAAGGATGGCGAAGGGCGATGGTACATTTCGAATTGCCAAGTTTGGTCTCGCTGACGATGAAATAAATTATGCTAATTATAAAAACGCGAACGCCCCGGGTGGAGCCCACCCAAGCGGTTCGGCGTATTATGATTTGGAGATTATGCAAACTCCCGTTCTTGAGGCCTTTACTGACGACATCGCCTCCATGAAGTCTAAAATTTTGTCGATTCCAAAGACTAACCTTCTGTATCTACCGGTACTAAAATTAAACAATACAGATTCGGGCGAAGATCTTTCAAATACTTTCTCTGATGGTGCGGGTGTGTCTGGGATATATGTTGTCGCAGTGGATCAAGCCACCGAGGGAATCGATCCGGCACTGGTTAACGATTCAAACTCTAAAGCTTTCAAGGAAACCGCCGCAAAGATTGGGAAGGTCGGCATAGCAAATTCGGGTGTCCTCGGTGGTTTTAGTGGCGCCGGCAGCTTAAATTCGAATAAAATTGTAATCCACCAGGGCCTTGATACAACTGAGATACCCATTGATTTTTCAATTGATTCTGAGTTGAGGGAAAACGCCTTTATCATCGAACTGGACAATCGTCTCGGTGCGGTGTGTGACCCGGTCTCTCGCGCACGTCATGCCGTGTCTTTTGTAGACGATGATAATATTGCAACTTATTATATAAGGGGCGGCGGCTTAACCGTTAACACGAATCTTACCACCGGTATGAGCAAGGGTGGTGGTTTTATTACTCCACTTAGACGAAATGACAGTTCCACGCTTGCGGGTCCGCGAGCAACAAGGCTTTCTTTTACGATAAGATCACAAGTTAATCTTGTAACCAATACGTTCTTATTCACCAAACTTGGTGGCGAATACGTATATCAAACCAGAACCTTTTATTATATTGATAGTGTCGTCCGCGTTAAGGGGGCTACAACGGGTTATCAGATTGATGTACCCGTCCGCTATGTTAAATATAAATCAGGCTAACAAAGGTAAAAAAAATGGCAACAATTTTTAAGACTCTGACAAACAATGATATAGCGAGCACAAAAACGCTGCTACATGAAGCAATCCCCGTTACGGGAACCATTGTATCTGGGACATATACTGCTGATGCAAATATTAGAAACTATTCCCACGGGATGTTCCAATCAGTTTATGATTATCCTTATCTAAGTTCTTCGGCCAATCATATTTTTGATATTACTTGCGGGTATTCCACTAACTCAGCCTTATCGGGCGCCACCAGTGTTCAAAATACCAAAAAAATTAATCTTTATAATCAAATGGCCCAGCTGCTTTCTGGATATGATATAACTGGCTCAATTCAAGAGTTTGATCGAGATGGGAATATTGCTGCCGGTGGTACAAAACTTAGAGAAGTGTTCTTCTTAAACGTTGCTAGATTACTCTCGAAAGATGAAGTTAAAAAGCAGTCTTTTTATCTTACTCTTGCGACTGCATCGACGCCCGCAACGCCTGGGGGTTTTGTTGTACTCCATGATCACGGGGCATCAACTAATTACAAAACAAATTCTCCCGCTGGAGAGTATGGAATTCTATACACCTCCTCCGTTGGCGGCCCCACTGAGGGCACTGGGGTTGGACTACTTTATTACCAAGCGGGGATTGCTGTTATCAGTGCTTCTATTTTTAGCGGCGAGTTTGGGAACAATGGAGCCCTGTATGACACTGCTAGTGTTGATGCTGTTTTGACCGGTTCCTCAATTTCTGCGAGCGCAGATGGCGTCAGAAATCGATGGAGCAACCTTGACTTCAACAATACAACAGAGCTGAATTCTACAATTTATTTCTGTCGAGCAAATCATAGTGAGTTTAATTATAGTTCAAACCCAACTTATTTAAGTGCAAGCAAAATTCGAGTCAAAGAATCAACAATTGATTCGCCGGTTTCTTATATTACTTCTGTTGGGCTTTATTCCGCAGACAACCAATTGTTGGCGACAGCAAAACTCTCCGAACCACTGAAGAAAACGCCAGAAACAGAATTAACTTTGAGAGTACGGCTAGACTATTAATCCACAAACTAATTAATAGTTGGTGGAGAAGATAAATGTCTTATTACAAATTTGGAAAGAATGATTTATTTTATAATACGATCAAGGCTTATCCAAAAGTAAATTTTATAATTTATAGCGGATCCGCGTATTATAATAACAAAAATTATGAATCTGGTGCCTTTTCTGACCCCGTCTTAAATGTTCCTGATGGCCATATAAGCCTGCATGAACTTAACGTCGATAGAACAAATTTAATTTATCCTTGGATTCCCAAGGGTTCGGATAGAAATTATTTTAAAAGCGTCACTTCAAGTTCTTTTAACGAGGTTGAGTTTGGTGAGCAGTTGACCGGAAGTTATCCGCTGTCTGCATCTATTTCTAGAGATTATATTGTTGCGTCCCCGACAACACCACAACAGATAACCAGTTCTCGCCGCCTGAAAGCTCTTGAAAATACGATTAGTTTTTATAGGACCTTAAGCAATCAATTTCAGTATTCTAGCTCTCTTCGAAATTTCGACGATGGCGACATTAATCTTATAAGTGTTCCTTCTATTTTTTATGGTTCATCGATAAAGAAAGGCTCAATAGATTTAAAGTTTTATGTGTCTGGGACTTTGGTTGGGCAAGCAAAGGATGAGAGGAAAAATGGGGAATTAATACAAGTAGGCCCCAGTGGTGTTGCGGAATCTGGAAGTGTAATTGGCTTGGCTTTGTATAACGAGGGGTTTTTAATTTTAACAGGATCGCAGGCCTTGAGTGGTACCCACACTGAGGTTTATCCTCCTGCTCTTTTTCCCGAGAGCCCGAAGTGGACTCACTTTGGAACTTTTGGGTCAGCCCCGGCCCTCGCAGGCTCTTCGAGCTTTTCAATTGATTTCATGGGAACTACCTATACTTCCGTAGTAACGATGATGGCTCATGCTCCAAGCATCGCCCTGAACCACTCAAACAATCCCACATTTCTTGACAGATCATCAGTTGATACTATGTTGCCAACCATTGAAAATTATCAAAATACAACTATAGTTGGAGAAATTACTCATAATATTAAAAACATTGTCAAAAGTCCGTATAATGATCCAACAGGGAGTTTTCAGAAGCAAACGTACATTTCAAGAATTGGACTCTATGACGACGATAAAAATCTTATTGCTATTGCCAAGGTGGCAACCCCTGTTAGAAAAAGAGAAACAGACTCTTATACCTTCAAACTTAAACTTGATATTTAATGATTTTAGGACTTGATATCTCAACCTCTATTACTGGAATAACGGTGATAGACGAAGAGGGAAGTATTATTCTTTGTGAGGCCGTCGATACGAGGAATAAAAATAAATTCCCATCTTTGCTTTCTAAAGCAACGTTCATTAAGAATAAGCTGTGGGAAATAGAGGATGCGCACTCTATAGACAAGGTTTATATCGAAGAAAGTCTCCAGTCTTTTCGTTCTGGCTTCTCTTCTGCAAAAACACTCTCGACATTATCTAAAATAAATGGTATAGTAAGTTATCTCGTTTGGGAGATCTTTGAGATGGAGCCTGAGTTTATTGCCTCGACTTCAGCCAGGAAGCTCTGCGGGATAAGAGTCCCAAGAGGCACGAAGGCCAAGAAGGTCGTTCTCCAGTTTTTGCTTGACAACGACCCCCAGTTTGGTATAAGATACACAAAGCAAAATAATCCATCACCCGATTCTTATGATCGGGCTGATTCACTAATAATAGCGAGAGCAGGATTAGAGCTTTGCAGGCAAAAAAACTTAAAATCTTAAGAGATGTCCTTGGAGAATATAGGAGAGAGAGAAAAGAATTTCTTTTTTACTGCCCCAAGTGCGATCATCACAAGCCAAAACTTTCAGTTAATCTAAGCAACGGGTGCTTTAAGTGCTGGGTCTGCGATTATTCGGGAAGAAAAATCCGAAGCCTCGTTCGTAAGCACGGCTCATATCTTGATTATAAAGCATGGGGTGAGTTCGAAGAGCAAGTTGATATTTCAGAATTTGATTTGTTCTTTGATCCATTCAATGAGGTAAAAAAAGAAGAAGTCCTGGAGTTGCCGGAAGAATTTATTTCACTCGTCAATAGAAATTTACCTCTTTCATCATTACCCGCTCGCCAATATCTAAAAGATCGTGGAGTAACGAAGATGGATATCTGTCGGTGGAAAGTGGGCTTCTGCGGCAAAGGTGAGTACGAAGGTTACGTTGTTATCCCATCGTTCAATTTGGAGGGAAACGTTAACTTTTTCGTTGCCAGGAGCTATAATGGAGATTGGAAGAAATATAAAAACCCCAAAGTATCGCGGAACACCATCATATTCGATGAACTCTTCCTGAATTTCCAGGAAGACTTAACTATCGTGGAGGGAGTATTTGATGCGATTGTTGTAGGACATAATGCGGTGCCCCTTCTCGGATCAACTCTTTCCGAGAAGTCAAAGCTACTGCATGAAATTATAAAAAATGATACCACGGTTTATCTTGCTTTAGATTTCGATGCCGAAAAGAAGTCGATGAGAGTTATAAAGAAGCTTCTTGAATATGGCATCGAAGTTTATAAAATCGACACTTCGGAGTTTGATGATGTCGGAGAGATGAACCGGGAAGAGTTTTTAAAAAGAAAACGAAATGCAACCCTAATGACCGAGGAGGTTTGCCTGTTTCATCAGGCGATGAGTGTATAATGAAAATAGCACACCTAGCAGACATTCATATTCGCAATCTTAAATATCATACGGAATACAAAGAGGTTTTTAGTCAGCTTTATAAAAAGCTATTTGAAGAAAGAGTTGACGCCATTGTTGTGGTCGGGGATGTAGCACATACGAAGACACAACTGAGTCCAGAATACTTTGACATGTGTGCATTGTTTCTGGTAAACCTTGGTGACATCGCCCCCACGTTTGTAACTTTGGGTAATCACGATGGTAATTTACGGACGATTCATCGACAGGATGCAGTCTCGCCGATAGTAGAGGCGATAGATGATCCAAACATCAAATTGCTCAAAAACTCAGGTGAATGGGAAGTTGGTGAGGGGGTTATTTTTAATAATCTTTCAATTTTTGATACAGATAGCTGGGCAAACCCAACGGATCCAGAGAAAATAAATATCGCTCTTTACCATGGATCTGTAAGCGGATGTCAAACAGACGCCGGTTGGGTGATGGAGCACGGTGAGAATAATATTTCGATCTTCGAAGAGTTTGATTTTGCGATGCTTGGGGACATCCACAAAACAAACCAAATTCTTGACAAAGAAGGGCGGATTAGATATTGTGGTTCACTTGTTCAGCAAAATCATGGTGAAACCAATGATAAGGGATTTTTGATTTGGGAGATCGAAGACAAAGATAATTTTAATGTTCGGCACGTTAAACTTGAAAACCCAAAACCGTTCATTACAATCGAATTAACAAAGAAGGGCAGAATGCCAAGGGGGTTACAAATCCCGGAAGGTTCACGCCTGCGCCTTGTATCTAATAACAATCTGCCCCTTAACAGGATGAAGCGGGCAGTTGATGTCGCGAAAACAAAGTTTAAGCCGAGTAGCATTACTTTTCTTAATCGCGCCCTTGGAGATCGAGCAGACTTAGATGATTTGACGATTAACATTGGAGAGGAAGATCTTCGAGATATTGTGGTGCAGGAAAATCTCATTAAGGAATACTTGCAAGATTATGAAGTACCCGGGGATCTATTAAAAAAGATCTATGAACTCAATAGCAAATATAATACAATTGTAGAAGAAAGTGAAGAGATTTCCAGAAATGTTAATTGGAAATTAAAATCGCTGGAATGGGATAATTTGTTTAACTATGGTGAAGGAAATTATATTGATTTCGAAAAACTGGTGGGGACAGTTGGAATCTTTGGAAAGAATTATTCTGGAAAATCCAGTATAATTGATAGCATTCTTTACACGATATTCAACTCAACTTCTAAAAACGAGAGGAAAAATCTAAATGTTATCAATCAGAACAAAGAATATGGCCAAGGTCAAGCGAAGATAGAGATCGACAATAAAATCTATACGATTACGCGCCAATCTGAAAAGTATATTAAAAAGTTAAAGGGATCTGAGACCGTTGAAGCAAAGACTGATTTGGATTTTAAAGTTTATGATCCTGTTTTGGATATTGAAAAAGATTTAAATGGCGTATCGAGAAACGATACCGACAGGCGCATCCGCAAAATATTTGGAACACTTGAGGATTTTCTCATAACCTCTATGACTTCTCAGCTTGGTGCTTTGCACTTCATTAAAGAGGGTTCCACAAAGAGGAAGGAGATTCTTGCTAAGTTCTTGGATCTTGAAATTTTTGAAAGAAAATATAAGATGGCCAAAGACGACGCTGCCGACTTTCGCGGCGCGCTGAGGAGGCTGGAGGGCAAAGAATTTGGTGAAGAGATAGAAGATGCAAAGTTAAAATTGCAAGAAAACGAAGAGGCCACAGAAGAACAAAAGTATGCTTGTGATCAAATGAACGCTGCTCTTGGTTTATTCGAGAATCATCTTCAAGAAACTGAAAAGATAATAGAATCAATTCCCACAGAGATTATCGATGTCGTTG